GCTGCTCGTCGCTGCATTGACGCACCACCGCGGACAGCCATCGACGGTCGTGTTCGTCCATCTCCACCCCCGCGAAGTGACGTCGTGCGCGTTACGTCTGCGAATGTAGTCGCCGTTTGCCGGGCTTGCGTCGCAAAAGTGGCACAACCCGCCATTTCGTAGCCGGTCAGGATCGATGCGCTGGAATCCGTTGCATGAGCGCTGCTCGACTGCAGCATCCGGACTAGGCGTCGGTCTTCGCCTGGCGCCTGATGAACTCGACCTGGCGACCACCGGCGCTGTGCGCCCGTGTCTTGTTAAGGCCCAGGCTGAGCCTGTGACCTGCTGTTGATGGGTGGAGGCAATAGGAAGAAACTCGAACCTCGGTCACCTCTGTAACAATTGGGCTGACCTGCGTAAACGCATCACCGAATCACCAGCATGACCATCTCTATCGGCTCAGGAGGGTCCGAGACCCCGCTCCAAACGCTTCCTGACCACCGAAGATGTCATCGACATTGTGCACCGCTACCAGGTCGGCGAGACCACTCAGGGGATCGGCAACCGGTACGGCATCTCCAAGACTCGCGTCGCAGACGTGCTCTGCGAAGAAGGGGTCGCTATCCGCCGTCAAGGCATGAATGACGAACAGGTCAATGAGGCCGCAACCCTCTACGCTGCGGGGAAATCGCTGGCTTGGCTTGGTGATCGCTACGGTGTCTCACACACGACCGTCGCCACGGCTCTTCGGCGGCAGGGCCTTCAGTTGCGAGGTCGGCCAGGCTGGATCTGACGTTCGATCCGCAATGACCACGCGCCGTGGTCGCCGGAAGCGCACTGCGTCAATAAGGGCGCATGTTGCGTTGCCACCTACCGCCGTTGCCTAAGCTGCGCGATGATCGCGTGCGCCAGATCTGCACCGAGATCGCCAAACGAACCTGCGAGCCGACGGGTCGGTACTACGAAGTCGCCACCGGCTCGGAGTTCGGCCAGTCCCGTCATCCCCAGCCGCCCTGCGTTGCGAGTCCCGACGATGCGCGGGTCACCCTCGCCGACCCGGTCTGCCCGAGACAACCCGGCGGCCAGTGCGGCCCACTCTGCCTCGGGGAGCTGTGCCGAGATAACGGCGAACAGCGAAGCGAGGTCGGTCTGCAGGCTCTTTTGGTCGACTAGTGCACCAATAATGTCGGTGTCGAGCGACCGGAACGCGCACACTCCTGCCGGGTGGATGAGTGCACCGCGGAATTGCTCGACGGTTAGCTGCTCGGGGAACGAACCCGACGAAGACGTAGCCGGTGGACGCACCGCCCACCCGAAACCGTCGGCGGCCCCGACGACCAACTGATCACCGTCCGAGACAAACCCGATGTAGCGCATGTCGCGCGCCAACTGCCGAGCGCGGTCTTCGAGTTGCCGCAGACTGGGCGCGCTCGTGACGCCGATACCCAGCACGTGGAATTCGAGAACCGGCGCGGACACCGAGGTCGGCACGGCGCCGTTGCGCCCGCCGACGAATCCGCTTGCCGGAATTATGGCCGCCTTAAGCTGGATCTCGCTCAACCACGGCACCGTCACAGGTTCCTGCGGTGTCGTGCGCGGAATCGGACCCTGTTCTGCGTCAAGTGCTTTCAACGCTTCGCCGACCGCCTGATTGCAGCTGGCCGGATCGGTGAACGAACGCCACAGGCGCCCGTTCACGTAGTGGCCGACCTCGTTCTTGAAGCCAACTTGGGCCGGTTCGTCTTTCTCATCCGTGGTCTTGTTGAACACAAGGATGGGGATGTCACGTTGACGAGCGCGCCGGAACTCCTCCGCCGTCGGAGACAGACCGGTATCGGGAAACGGTGTTCCATAACGCGGGCCAAGCAAGAGGACGTAGACGTCCGCCGCCTCGACCCCGGCCAGGCATGCCTCCCGGCTCGACCGGTCCTGGGCTTCGAAGTCCTCGAACCTCAGCGGCTCGTGATCGAACAACTTCAGGAACGGCGGGAGTGCCCCGCGCTCCCCCTTGAGCAGATACGTGACCGAGGAGATGAAGACCTTCATGCCGCTCCTCTCCAAGTAGGCGATCGATTGGCCGTTTCCGTACGGGTTCGCGGCTGCGGTTTACACGATAGACATGGCCACCGACGGCGCTCTCACGTCTCGATCTGCACTTCAGCCGAGATCTGCTGCGCAACCGGTGTCCACAGATCGATCTCGACCTCAGGTGACTCGATGCTGACAATCAGCGAGTAGTCGACTCCCTGATCGCTTTGGTCATAGCGCCTTCGGTTCTTCCACCATCCCGCGACGGGGTACACCGCCACGGCGCCTTTGCTGGCCAGCGCAACGGCCGAACCGCACCACACATCGGTGTGGAGTGACCCCGGGCTTTGTTGCTGGTTACTCCCGAACAGCCAGCCCACCTCGGTGTCAAGCGATGGTGGTTTTTGGCCTTCGGCGCGTGCCCGAGTGTTGATTCGCTGGCGGAACGTCTCGACGCTGTCCTCCGGTCGCCGCGTCGCGAACCTTAACCCGTGGGAGGGATACACGTATCTGCCCGTCCAGCCGCGACTGGAGGGATTTGGCTCGACGAAATAGGACAGTGTGACGCGTAGGCGAACTATCACCTCGCCCAGGGACGCCAACTCGTCTGTCGGCCAGGGGAGCTGATGAAGGTTCATCTCGCGGACTTTTGCTGCGCTTCCGGCTTCTTGTTCGTATGGGTGTATGCGTGCCTCCGCAATGAGAGTGAGCGCGTCGACTGCGCTTCGGAGTGCCCGTCCAGCGTCGGGCACGCCCATGCCGTATCGGCGTAGCAGGCTGGCAAGGCGAGTCTTGTTCGACTCCGATGCGAAGCGGTTTCGCATCGCTTCGGTCCATTGCGCCGAGTGGACGATGAGCCCACGTACTGTCTCGGGCTTGAGAGTTGGATAGGCGGCTTGAATATCGGCAGCGATCGCTGCGACCTGAGCCGTCGCTGCGGAGGTATCGCGTGTTGTGGTGAAGAGACCTTGGCCCGATCCTTGCAGTCGAGTTGTAAGCAATGCCAGGTTGGGGGGCGTATCAACTCCGGTGTGGTCCAGCGAAGTGGCTACGTTCCCGCCGTCGGCCACTACGTCGGGTTTGAACGGCCACTTCTTCCGGTCGAACACCACCGAGGTACGGCTAACCGGGGCGAGTTCGCCACGCGGCGCAATCGGCGTGTAGCCCTCGAATCCCGTTGGCGCACCAGCCATGTCGTCGTGCGCCGAGTACGCACCCACTGTGAGTGCGTTCCACGATTGCGCCGGGTCTTCGACGGGTTCCACATCACTGCGGGCAAGGTGGTCGTCGGTGGCTCTAATATCTCTGATGTTTCCGGCCGAGACAACGAACAGTCGGGGTCGACGCGGTTCGTCACGGTCCAAGTAGGTGAACTCGGGGTCGGTGTCATCGATAGCCCTGCCGAAGGCAAGTGCGTCGATGGTCGCTGACCAAGATGTAGGGCGGCCCGCCTCATGACGCTCGGTAGGCTCGGTGACGCTATCGGTGGAGTCGGGCCGCGGCGCGGTGACGGCGAGCATAAAGACACGGGGGCGGTCGGCCGCTTGAATCTCAGGTCGGTCGACTGAGCGGGCAGTGACCGCACCGTAAAGATCGGGGTCGTTAACACCGTTGTCGGGCAAGAACTTTACGGATTCCAACCGGTGTCGGAGTTGGACCGTAGCGCCGTCGGTGATGGCGGCTTGAACATCTCCGTAGAGGGCAAGACCTGCCATCTCTGTTCCGTGCGGATTCTGCGGTTGCAGTTGCCAAGTAGCGTCGGCTACATGTAGGTCGGATGCATCAAGCGATGCAGTCAGCAGCGGATGACTGTCTTGCACTCCGGTGTCTAGCAGGCAAACCACAGGAGCCCCGTCACCGGCGGGCTGCAGACGGTTCAGTAGGTCCTCTGCCCACGATGTCTGCTCGAAGGCGGGGAGCTCAGTGAGGAAACTCGCGACATCATGCGGTCGCCGTAGCTCAGCGATGTCATCGAGTGATTCGAACGTCTGAGATAGCTCATCAGCTGTCGCGCGCAGCAGGACTACGGTTCTGTCGCCGAATCCGAGGTAGTGCTGGCTGGTACGCAATTGTCGTTCCGCCACGAACGCGGTAAACCTCTCGCGCTCATGGTTGTCGCGGTTGCGTAACCACACCTCCCACCACCGCGACTCTCGTTGGTCGTCCGGGAACAGGTCCTCCGGGTCGGTCCACAACTCACGAATCGTCGCCCGCCGAATGGACTGAATAGCCTCAACAAGCGCAGCATGCCGCGCCTTGTCGTTCGTCGCTGTGTCGGTATAGGCGGTGAGACGCTTAAGGAAGTACTCCTTCTTCCCGTCGGGTATGTAGACAGTTGCCATCTGAACAGCGCCGTCCGCGGTCTCAACCTCGCGCACCACTAGCAACTCGGGCTGTTCACCCGCGGACTGTGGGTCCAGACTCTCCAACGCGAGCTCCAGCCCTGGGAAAGACACGAAAGTTATGTAGATCCCAGCGGATTCGGGTTCATCACTGGTCGGAGCCAACGCGTCCTGAAGCTCTCGTGCGAGCCGACGACCGTGACCCGCCCGGTCCCCAGTGAACGGCTCCTTTTCAGTTCCGCCGCCGGCGCCTGCGAGGGTGAACGGCTCGGATGCCGGGAGGGCCGGCACCACAATGTGCGGTCTATCGCGTTCAGCCATGCTGCCTATGGAATCGAGTCACGCCGCGCCCTCGTCCGCGGTCGCTCTTTAAGTGCTGTCACGAGATCGTCAGTCAGAGTTCGCTTTCGACCCGAAAGCACCGTCCGCTTGGCGGCATTTTCAGCGGCGATCGTGATCTCCGCGTGACTCAGACCCCCCGCAGCTTCAATCACGCGTTTCCAGCTCAAATTGGCACTAAGCAAAGAGGTGAGCCGGTTAGTGATGACAGCGCGAATACCGTCATCATTCGGTAGCGCGAAATCCATGACAGTGTCGAAGCGTCGCAAGAGCGCAATGTCAAGCAACTGCGGATGATTCGTCGCAGCAACCACGACGCTATCGGACCGGTCTTCCTCCAGAAACTGCAGAAACGAGTTCAGGACACGACGAATCTCGCCAACATCGTTCGAAGCCGCGCGATCACCAGCCAGCGCATCTACCTCATCGAAGAGGTAGATGCCTTGCGTTTCCACGAGTGCATCGAAGATCAGGCGCAGCTTGGCCGCGGTCTCCCCCATGTACTTGGTGATGATCGTGTCGAGCCGGATGGCGAACAACGGCAAGCCGAGTTCGCCTGCAATGACTCTCGCCGTCGACGTCTTTCCGGTCCCAGGTGGCCCAATCAGGAGGACGCGGCTGGCCGGACGAAGTCCGTGGCGCCGCAAGACATCACGTTGCCGCTGTTCAAGGAGAACCTGTCGCAGCTGTTGCCCAAGTGCGGGCGAAAGGACTAAGTCAGCGGCGCGCGCATCAGGATAACTGACGGTAAGCAACGAACTGAGCTCGCCGCGTGGTTGAGTGACCGGCACGACCGCGGCAATTCGTGACTGCGCTACTCCCCGCTCGCGCAAATCATCAATAAGGTTACGAAGCTCCTGAGCGAACTTGCCCTGCCCGGCCCGAGCGGCCTTCGCCGCAACCTGCATGGCGACGGAATAGAACTGGGGATCGTCGCGGTCGGCATGGCTCTTGACAAGCGCCTTGAGCTGGTCATTCGTTGCCATAGCCGACCTCCCTCCAGTTCATCGCGCCCTGACCAGGTCGGCAGATCGCAGACCGAGTCTACCCAGCGACGCACCCCTATCAGATCAAACCACGCCCGTCGGGGCTTGACTCAGGTCGCATCCGACGAACGCGCCATGATGAAGCCGCCAAGTAATACGATGCCGCTCGCCACCGACATGAACCGCCCGCACACCTCGTCCCTACAACCGGACGCGACTGCGCACGACGGCAGTCCCGACAGCAGGAGCGACCCATGACCCAACGTGAGTTATACGCCGAGCGCTTCTACCGCTACGCCGCGCAGGCCGGCTTCGACGAGGAGGAGGCGGACCGCTATGTCCACGCAGTCATCGACTTCCTCGTCGCCAAGGTGCAGACGGCACGCAGGGCCGATCCTATGGGAACCGCCTATTCGGACGTTAACCTCAGGATGTCGGAAGCAACTGGACAGCGACAGCTGAACTTCGGCGACCCAGCAGACCTCACGTTCATGGGCGCGATTCTCGCTCGCGTGAACGATCTGACCCGCGATGACCTAGGGGCACTCTTGTCTTCCTGGGTTCTGCACAAGCGAGCCAACTTGAGCTGGCAAGCTAACGACATCATCGGGGTTGGGTTCTACAACTATGTCGTCGACCGACGGGTCTACCTCGATGGCAGAACTTTGACAAAGAATTCTGATGCCATCGCGCGCGAGATGATGCTGATCGCACACATTAAGCACGTATATGCGCACTACCACCGTTAGGCGGTGTTTCTCTACCTCGGCGGCCGGGTGCCGTCCGCCGTGCGCTACTGAGTCAGGGTAAAAACGAGGGATACGCACGGGGGAGATCGCTAAGTGCCTTCGTCGCGGATCGAGCCATTCACGCCTGTCGTGGTACCACTGCACGCTCGCTGAATCGTTCCGACGGCGTTGGTCGATAACGCGCTCAGCAATGCCTTCGCCACGGTGTCATTTCAGGCTCGGCACCCGATTATGTCGGACAACAACCACCCGACCCCTTCACCGTAAAGGAACGCTACGTCTAGATTCTGCTTTTCCTTTAGATGAAGCCTACCGAAAAGTAGAGGTATCATCTAAAAGCATTACTTTTTCTTTGAGATGGCCGTGTAGTGATCTATACCCTTCTGGACTAGTAAATCAAAGCGACCAGCTTCTTCGTATTCTTTGAGCTGCGCCAGTGAAAGCTGGCTTCGCTCTTTTGCTTTGATTCCTAGGTCTGAATTTATCCATCGATTGACGTGCTGCTGAACAAAAGCAAAATTCCTGAACCGCGGATTAAAATCTCGATCATACAGCTTGACGCCAAGATGCTTCAATATATCTGTCGTTATCGACTTAGCATGCTCGTTGAGGTTTCTCCTCTTCGCCTGACGTTCCTGAATCGGTTTGATCTTCTTTGGTTTGATCTCATTTATCTCACCCGAGTCGATTCCGAGCTGCTTCAGGAAAGCCGCCCCGTTCCTCGGGGCTCAAGTTGTTGTACTGACCCGTGATCGCACCCAACCTGTCCTCATCGACGAAGGTAGCAGTGATGTCACTTAGCTCTGTCGATTGCTTGATCTGCAACGAATCATCGGAATATCCCGTGTCGTCATCGCCATTCGACTCGTCGTCATCCACGAAGGTGCTGTCTGCGGTTGGGTCTGAAGGTATCTCATGGAACAGACCTTCCATGAATTTCTGGTCGTCTCTGTCGAAGAGCTTGAATTCTTCTACGCCACCGGCGACTACGGACTCGAACGACTGGAAGCAACGATGGCCGACCTCGGTCTCACGGCACGCGCCGCGGGCGGGCTCCCAGAACGTCCCGTCACCTTCAAGTGGCTGCACCGGATGTTGCAAGACCGCTACTACATCGGCTGCATCGTCTACAAAGGCGAGATCTACGACGGACGGCACGAACCGATTGTTGACCCCCTTTTGTTCGACAGGGTCCAGGAAGTGATCGCCTTCCGCAGCAAGAGCGGCCAAGGTGACCGAGTCCTCCAGCACTACCTCAAAGGCATTCTGTTCTGCGACCGCTGCGAGAGAAACGAACGCACCTCACGCCTGATCTACACCGAAGCGACCAATCGGTTCGGCAACCGCTACGGGTATTTCCTGTGCCGCGGCCGCCAGGACGGCGTTTGCGATCTGCCGTACCTACCAGCCGCCCACGTCGAGCAGGCCATCGTCGACCACTACACAACGCTGGATCTGCCGACCAACTTCATCGACAGGTGCGCCAACTGCTCGACGAAGCGCTCGGCGAAGAACAACGCAGCACCGCCGAACGGCACGCAGCCGTCAGCCGCAAGCTTAGGGAGCTAGAGGCCAAGAAAGATCGGCTTCTTGACCTGCTCGCCGACGACCGACTCCCGCAGGCGAAGGTGAGGGAGAAGTTGCGCAAGATCCAGACCGAACGGAACGTCACGGAGGCCCGACTCGCCAACACCGGCGAAGTGCTTGCTGTCGGTGCCGAAGTGCTTTTCGGCGCTCTTGATCTGATGTCCGACCCCGCGGTGACGTACGCCCGCGGCACAGACTCGATTCGCCGGAATCTCAATGAGACCTACTACCAACGCATCTTCCTCGACGACCAAGGCGTGCAGACGAGTGAACTGAAGGCGCCGTTCGACGAACTTCACGCTGCCGTGAAATTGACAACAGCCGCGCGAACTGGGACCACAGCATCGACAACAACTACGAAACGAGGCCCCCTTGCGGGAGCCTCGGATCGAGCAGCTGATGATCGGTATTCTTCTGGGTTAGCTCCTACTCTTGCCGACATCCTTTCGGGCGCGGGTTCAACTAAGACCTCTTTGGTGGAGCTAAGGGGATTCGAACCCCTTACCCCGCTGGCGTTTTGGTCGCTGACCTCGCGATGAGGTATCAGCGGACATCAGTCGGCATCAGGCGTGATCAGCGGATACACAAATCGGTGCTGTCGTCGACAGCACGGCCGAAGGAAAGGTGGTGCAACGTGAGTTCGCACCATCCTGATGTGATCATGCGGGGTAGCTGGCTACACTCCCACCGCATGAGGGGGACTATTTCGATGGTTGCAGCCGTACTCGCGCTCGCATTTCTGCCACCAGCCGCGGCCGGCGCCCAACCCGTCGGTGACGTCGAGTCCGAGTCGCCGTTCATCGACCAGTTCTTTCAGGACATCGAGGACGACGGGTTCGGCTACCTCGACCCGGCATGGAAGGTGTCCGACGCGGCCTGGATGGGGTGCGGGATGCTCGAGGTGCCCGGCTCCGATCGCGACGACGCCGTGAACGTCGTGGCCGGCCGCGGCTACTCCCCCGCCGAAGCCACCAGCATCCTCGACGCCGCTACGACGCGCCTCTGCAACTGACCGACACGACAGGAAGCACGATGACCGAGCACATCTGCCCGCGATGCGGACACCAGGATGAATGCAGCTACGGCAGCTGGCACGACCGTCACCCGTTCCTGGCCGTGGCCGGCGGCCTACTCACCCTCGTGTGGATGAGCGGGGTCTTCGCCGTATACCCCGGGCTTGGAGCGGCGCTGACCGTCGGCGTCGTTGCCTTCCTCGGGGTGCGCGCCCTGTCCCGCCGGGCCAAGGAGCGTCAGGCCCTGGTGCGGCGCGCGGACTACGAGCACGCGCAGATGGTCGCCCGCTCGATGCCTCAGCCAATCCACCTACCGGCACGCTACGAGCCGGCGCCGACGACTCCATTGGCGCGCGGCGCCCGAACCGCACAACCGGCGCGTGGCGGATGGCGCTGACACCTGCGGATCAGGGGCGCAACGTCGAGGACATCGACTCGAAACTCCGTCTCATCGTCGACATTCGATCCGCATGCCGCGAGCAGGGCTGGCCGACGCCCTCACCTCACCGCGCAGACGAGCTGCTCGATGAACGAGCTGAACAAACTGGGTCGAGTCCATAGATGGGCGAAGATAACGGGCTCACCGAAGCAGCACTCGTCCTTGGTGGTGTGGGCACGTTCTTCGGGATCATCGCGTCGACATTTGGCATCTGGTGGAGCATCCACACGTTCAAGCGGCAAGGCCCCCTCCCCCGTTGCCACCTCATTTACGGTGGCGTCTTCGGTAATCACGGCGTCATCGCACCCAATGTCCGCAAGGACGTTGAGACCACCGTCAAAGAGATGGAGAAGGCGCGAGATGCGCCGATGTTCGATCGGCTGGTGGTCGGAGCGTTCGTGGCCAATGTCGGTCGCGCCCCGCTGTTCATCGACACGATCGATGTGCGTGCTCAACCCAGCGGGACAGGCGGGCACAACGCGCATCTGAACCTCGAAGGCAACATCGAATTGCCAATAGAGGTGCCGCCCGGCGGCCGTACGCGGTTCTTTGCGAGCGTCGATCTCGTACGAGGACACGTCGAGCTTGCAGAGCGAGCCGCGGGTGCGCCACAGCAGGCTTGGTTTGTCATCGGTGTGGGAGCCAAGGAAGTGCCCATCGGTCCCATTCCGGCCGAGATCGTCGCGCTCGGTGTAGATCCCTACCCGCCGGTCAGGCAGATCGGCGGTTAGACGTTGCGGACGCCAGCGCCGCCGTGCAAGATCCGGCACGCCGAACCGAGCGGTGGGTGGTAGGCGGTCGCCCCGCATTCGCGACATGTCCAGGTGAGGTGTGAACCGGGGTGCGCGCCACCGCCGCACGGCTGGTTCCCCACGAGGACCTGGCCGGGACCCATGCGATGGCCGTCCGGGCAGTGGGTCGGCGCAGTGACCGCCCACCCGCGGGCGGTGCGGTAAAGGTCTCCGACGCTCACGGTCCCCCTACTACTCGGCGGCCACGTCGTAGCTGAATGTGGCAGTGCGCTGTGTGCCGCCCATCGGGCCGCCTTCGCCCGTAATCACGACATTCACGTACTCCGGGTGTCGCCGGGCGATCGCGGCCCGTGCAGCATCTTCGTGCTTCATGTGCGTGATTTGGGGGTTGTTCTCGAAATCAATCGAACCGTGCTTCTGAGGCATGTCGACTATTGTCGGCGCTCCGGCTGTCGGCGTCTCCGAATGGCACAAATCCCCGCCGCTTGGGCCGAAGCTGGTGCGTAGATGCGATCTTGGGTGCGCCGTGCCTACACTCCACCCTTCGGCAGCAAACAGGGGGAGCCATGGGGAAGATGCTGGCGGTCGTCGTAGCCGCAGCGGCGAGCACGGTGCTGTGCGCCACTCCTGCGCACGCTGACCCGCCGCCGCCCGGCTGCGAGCGCGTCCCGATCCTGGGGCTCAACCCGCAGATTCGGGAGATCTGCGATCTACCGATTCAACCCGATGGGTCATGGGAGCGGTGGCGATGGTTCTCGCATCCCGAGTTCGTCAGCAGCAGTTGCGGTGGTGTCTTCGAGGGCTACGACGAATGCCCTCAGTGGTCGCGCGAGCGGTCCCCAGCTTGGCAGGGACCGGTCGAGAAGTACGTCCTCACTGCTGACTCCATTCCGCCAGGCGAGCCCGGATACATCGGCGGCTAGTTACAGATCGGCCAGGCCGCCGAGCGCGTGCGCCGCAACGACGAACTGCCCCCACCGAGCCGGAGCTGGGTGGGGGCAGTTCGTATGTGTAGGCGCGACCGCAGATCAAGATCACTCCACGCGGGTCACCCCGCCTCGTCGTCGGCGTAGGGATCGGGTATCCCTGCCAGGCCCCAGGCCCGGGCGATCGTCTCGGCGTCGTAGCGGCTGGGGAACTCCGCGATCTCGGCCCAGACGTTGAAGCTCGTCCCGGCGGGGACCCAGGTCGACCGCTTGGCGACGGTGCCGCACTTGAAGTCGTGGTAGTCGAGGCCCGCCGCGGTGATGGTGTCGATGACTTGGTCGGTGGTGACCGGGGCGACTGCCGTGCTCATGCCATAACGATAACACCCAATGCGCAGCTGTGCAATCGTATTATATTGTACCGCAACATATTTCGGCTTTACTGATGCCAGGGATTCTGGTCTAGCGGCTCATCGTCATCGTCATCCTCGCCGGTCAGGTCGATGCGAGGCGCAGGGCTGACCGGCCAGTTGTTCTCCCGGGCGATACGCTCCATCTCGATGTCCCACGGCTGATGCCGGCGGATGTACTTCGTGATTCGAGCCCGCCACCTACGTTCGATCTCGAGTTCGGCCGCAGCCTTCTCCCGGGTCTCACGCAGCTCCTCCTTGACCGCGTCGAACTGTTCCTTCCACCACCGCTCGGTTTCGATGCGCTCGTCGGAGTTGATCTTCGCGGCCTGGGCGGCGACCTGCTTGCGCTCCTCAGCAGTTAGTTCGACCTCGCCGGTCGTCTTCTGCTTGTTGAGCTTGCGGTCACGCCACCGCTCGTAGACATTCCACGCGGTCGTCGCGGCACCTGTCATCGCGATGATGAGCGCGATGAATATCTCAGTCTTCATGCCGCTCTTCCTGTTTCGCCGACTTACGCGACTCGGTGAGCACAGCCTCGTTTCGTTCGATCCTGCGAACCTCGAGGCGGTAGATGACTGCCTGCGCCGAGACCCCAATCCCGAATATCGGCGTGGAGATCGACCCCATCGCCGACCAGAAGTCGTTGAGTCCCGACACGAGGTAGTAGCCGTAGACGAACGAACCGATGGTCGCCAGCGGTGCCCCGGTGTATCCCCAGCGGTAGCAACGCTTCAACGACATGTTCGGGAAGTAGAACCTGCGGCCGCCGATCGCGCCGTGCAGCTTCATCCCGCACCCCACGAAGATCAGCGCGCACATGCCGACTTGCAGCCACTCGGGCATGTCGTTGACGACGGACACCTCTATCGGGCCGCGCAGCACGATCGACAGCGACGGGATCATCAGGCCCAGGAGCATGCACAGGTTGCCGAGGTTGAAGTCGACCCGCCGCTCCGGCGACGTCTTCGTCCACCAGCAGTCGAGACGTTCCATCGTGCGTTTCACAGGATGCTTCCAATCGCGTCGCGTATGGCTCCGAGCAGTCCCCCGCCTCCCCCGCCGCCACCACCACCGGCGGGGAAGCGGCCCGGGGCGTCGAGTTGGGTGCACTGCCGTTTGTCCCATACGTGGGCTTGGCTCCTCGGGCACTGGTAGGGCGCCGGACCGGCCGCCGCTGAGGGTGGTGGCAGCGCGATCACCAAGGACGCAGCCACGATGATCGCCGCTACCGTCGTGCGGATCATCCGCGTCTACGCCGACTTGGCCTGGTCGACGATGCGTTGCAACCGCGCGGTGGCCAGCTGCTCGAGGTGTTGGATGCCGTACTCGTAGTAGGTCTGTCCGGTGCCGGGGCACTGGTCGACGTGATACCGGACGTGCGGGCCGGTTCCCTTGGCGAAGAACATGCCCGCCTTGAGCATCGCGTTGATGGCCGCGGGGATCTCGATCCACGGGTTGGTGAACAACTCGCCGAACTGCTCGACGAGACCGTCGACGCCGCCGATCCGCTTGAACACCAGCAGGAAGATCGCACGCTGGAACTCCCCCGCATTGCCCTTCGCCCGGGCGGTGTACATGTCGCCCTTCGCGGCCATGTGAATCAGGCCGGGCTCGGTGGCCGTCTCCAGCGTCGGGTCCAGGCCGCCGGTGCCGGGGTCGACGTTGCCCGCGTAGGAGCCGTCCGGGCGCATCGGGTTGCCGAACGTCACGCCGCCGAGGATCGTCACCTCGTGGCGTGCCTTGCCCGCTCGGATGCGATTGCGGACGCGACCCGCGCAGATGGACCCCTGGCTGAAGTCGATCCACGCGGTCACGCTCGGCACGATGAACGGGTCGTCGATGAACCGGTTGATCTCGCGCTCGCCCGCGTCGGCGCTGTCGTCCATTGGCACGGCGATGGCAGGGTAGTTCCCGACCGGCTTCCAGCGGTAGAGGTGCAGCAGCCGCCGCGCCATGTCGGCGGGGTAGCCGATCCCGAACGGGTCGGGCTGGCCGGTGCCGTGCGTGGTGATCAGCGACGGCAGGAGCCCCAGGCGGTGCAGGTCGTCATCCGACACCCTGCCCGTCTGCGGCTGTCCCGTGCGCCGCTGGTACTCCCGCTGCACGCCCTGCTCGTCGTAGCCGAAGTACCGGTCGTTCTTGAGCCGCGTGCCGTCGCGACCCAGCGCGTAGGCCGGGTACCGCGTGAGCATCGTTGCGGTCCAGGCTCCGGTCAACAGCCCCGAAGAGCCGAGGTCGAGCGCCACCTACCGGCCGTCGGTGTTGTCGCGCGCCCACTGGATCAGGTCGCCGACCGCACCGGGCAGCACGGCACCGGTCACGCCACCGAAGCCGCCGGGGATCATCGCGGTGGCGCTCTGGATCGCTTGGGTCGCCTGCGCGGCCTGGGTCACCGCGTGGTTCAGGGTGTCGTCGGCCTGCTGCCTGATGACCGCGATGGCCTTGAATGCGTCATCGACCGGGTTGGCGACCTGGTCGAACGTGCCGTCGTGGACCTGCTTGTTGGTCTTCGATGCAGCAAGGCCGAAGCCGAATGTGCCGAGCAGTCCCAATGCGGCGGTAAGGAAGCCGTTGACGCTGCTCACCTGGTCGGCGGTGAAGATGCCGAAGGTCGCGAGGAACGACAGCAGCGGGGTGACGAGCGCCAGCCCCGCGTACAGCTTGGCGCGCCCGGCTGCGCCGGGGTCGACGGGGCCAGCGGTGTTGATCTTGGTCTGGTCGCTCATGGTCATGCCTTTCCGGGGGTGGCTGCAGTGATGAGATCGGGTCGTGCGGCGTAGATTTCGTTGAGCTTCTTGGCTGCCCGGGCGACCCAGAACGGACCGTCGGGATCCTTCGCGCCGGGCAGGACGCCGGCGGCGAGCTTGGCGAGGTCTTGGATGGCCCAGAGTTCGCCGTCCTCGGCGGCCTCGATGACCATCTCCTCGTGCTTCATGGCGTTCGCCTGATAGAGCGCGTCGAGCGGGGTGAGCACGGGCTTGTTGTCGGCGCGGAAGTGGGACTGCGAGGGGCGGGGTTCGTTGGCCATGAGGATTGCCTCCAGTTCGTCGAGTGGGCTTGGGTCGAGCAGATCGGCGCCGGCGGCCAGTGCGCGGGTGTAGAAGTCGCGTCGGTCGTCGAGGCCGTTGGTGCCGCCGTTGACGGCACGGGTGGCGCCGAGGAGGTCGCGACGGTCGGCGAGGCTGTTCATCTGCGGGCGCGCGACGGTCCAGTAGTAGCGGGTGACGAGGAACGCGTTGGCGTCGGTTTCCATCTGCTCGGGGTGGTCGAAGAACCACGTCGGCGTGGGGACCAATCCGAGGCCGTGTGCCCACCGTGAGATGTCGCGGTAGTGGCCGGCGCCAGTCAGTTGCACCCATCCGCGGCCCTTGTAGCGGGCGCCGTCGCCGTCGACCTGCGGGGTGTTGCCGAGGTCGGTGCGGGTGTCGTAGGCGTCGCCGCTGGCGAGTTCGCGTTTGTGGACGAATCCGCCTGACTCATGGCCGATCTGGGCGAACCACATGGCTCGGCGCTCGATCGTGTGGCAGCCGCTGTCGCGCAGGCATTGAAGGACACCGGGCAGCAGCTCGGCGTACCGGTCGAGCGGTAGGCGCCTGTCCATGATGCGGTGCAGCACCGCGGGGGTGAGTCCGCCTGTCGTAGACGTTGGGGGTGGGCCGGGCGGTGGCGGTGGTGGTGCGCCGAACTTCAGGCCAAGTGATGCCAGTGTCGCCGGGCCCGCGACACCGTCGATCTCGAGCCCCTTGGACCGCTGGTACGCGGTGACGGCCGACTCGGTGAGCGGGCCGAAGTCGCCGTCGGCTTCGATGCTCGCGCCGTTACGGTTGAGTGCCTCCTGGAGCTGACGCACGCGGTCGCCGCTGGACTCATGACGCCGGCCGAGCATGACCACCTCGGCGGGCGCCGGCGGGATCGGGGTGCCGTCGTCGGCGATGGGGCCGGGCAGGTAGGCCCACGCGGTGCCGTATGAGTTGTCGATCGCCAGCGCGCGCGGCGCGGTGACAAGCCCCTTGCTTCCACCGGATTCGATGCGCATGCCGTCGAGTTCGCCCCACATGTGCGAGTTCGCCCCGCCACCGGGTCCGTGGTGGAACGCGAGCTTCGCTGCAGCGTTGGCCGGGATGTCGCGCCAGTGCGCGACGCGGATGGTGCCGAAGGGTCCGACACCGCCGACGTTGACGTAGCGGTACGACTCGGTTGTCGCGCCCTCGGACTGGCGGCCGGCCTTCCAGCGGCCATGCACCATCTCAAGGACGGTCTGCCACACCTCGGAGCAGTCGGTGCCCTGCTTGACGTTCGTTGACAGTGCGCCGCCGTATACGTACGGGTTGCCAAGGCGGGCACGGATGAACGCCTTCGTCGCCTCGACGTTCGCGCGTGTTACGGGCATGGGACTCCTCGGGCATGGCGACATCCCCGCGCCGCGGTGCGGCCGGGGTGCCTGGTGTCTTTGGTTAGCGGGTGAGCTTCAGGTCGGCGTCGAGGAGGCCGAAGTACAGGAGGACCGCACCGGCGACGGCGGCCAGGCCGAGCCCGGCCGCGCCGCCACCAACGATGGCCGCGACGTTGGGCATCACTTCGACTTGCCGATCCACCCAGGCCACGGCACACGCACCAGCACGGGCAGCAGTGCGCGCCGCCGGTGCTTCCAGGTGGGGTGGTCTGAGACCGGCAGCTCGCACAACGGGCAGCGGTCCTCGGGGTGTCCCTCGTTGTAGTCGGGGTCGTCGGTGGCGAAGGCGTCGAGTCGTTCGAGGAGTGTCATGGCTGGTCCGCGTGGCGTGGCCCGCCGGCGACGGCGTCGTTCCACGCCTCCAGGTCGCGGCAATACGCGTTAACCTCGTCCTCGCCCATGCCCGCCGTCGCCGTGCCGACCGCCTCGAGGTAGGCGCGGCACTCCTGCTCCTGGGCGGTCCACTGTGCGTTCAGTTGCTCCTCGCGCCGCGACTGCTCCGGCGACACCTCCGGCGCCGGTTCCGGAGTGATGACGGGCCACTCATCGAGTGGGATGAGGATCGCCTCCGACGCCGGATCAACCAGCGGCTCTTCGTGACTCATCAGCCTGCCCATCCCTTCATCGCGTTGTAGTAGCTCTGCGGGAGCCTGATGTCCTTGAGCAGCGACACGATGTAGTTGGCCACCGAGTAGCCACCCTTGACGTGCAGATGGATGGTGTCGGCGGCGTTGGTGTTCACTGTCCGCTGGCTGGTCGCGCCCGTCGACCCGTCAGGCCACATGTTGCGGAAGTCCATCCACCCCAGAACGTTGTTCGGGTACGCGGCGCGGCCTGCGGCGAAGGCGGCGACCTGGCCGTTGGTCATCGCCGTTAGAGCGGCGGTGAGCGATCCCTCGCCGGGGAGCCACACGTTTTGGATCGACCCATAGAACAGTTTGATGTCGGCCTTCGCCGCGATCCACCGCTGGATTCCCTCCTGCACCCGCGCCTGATATTGCGCCTGGTTGAACCCGGAGTCACGGTCGTTCCACCCGCCGAGGTGCAGAACCAGCGGGTTGCGTGCACCAAACGTGTTGATGAAGTAGTTGATTCGGCTGACACCGTGGAACACCGACGATCCATCGGCGTTCACGTAATTGGCGTCGCCAGCAGTGCCGTTCGCGTTCACCTCGCCCGTGCCGCCGAAGCCCGACTGAACCATCGCGGCGTTGGTCAGGCGAATGATCGAGGTGGGCAGGAAGTGCGTGCGATGCGTGCCCGTCGGCCAGGCCCCGCCGATCGGCGAGGCGAGCGTGCAGCCGCCCGCCTCGCCCCACGAGTCGCCGTTGTAGGCCAGCAGCAGCTTGTTCGGGGCCTTGCGGACAGTGGATCCGGTGTCGACGAGGATGCCGATGAAGTAGCAGTTGCCCGGCAGCAGTGCCCGCCACTCGGCCATGCGGGCCTGCTGCATCGTGATGGTCCGGTACTTGTTGCCGGTGCCAGCGGTGTTCACCGCTGGCAGGGCACCGAGTTCCATCATCTGACCGTTCACCTCGGCCGCGACGGTCATGTCGGTGTGGGTGGTCGAGCCCTGCTGGTCGGCGAGCCGCGAGTAGTAGACGAACGTCACGGCCGCCGAGTCGGTCATGAAGTTCACGTCGATCATCGACTCGACGGGCTGCCCGGTCAACGACCCAAACGTCCACAACCGTGGCGTCGACTTGTTGATTGCCGCCGAGTACCCCGACGCGTTCTGGCCGGCGGCGGTGCCCGCTGCCTGCCAGTTCTGCGACTGCAAGTTGAAGATGCCAGAGTTCCACGCGTAGAACGTTTTCCCGGACACGGCGGGGAACGCCGTCGGCAGGCCGGCGGTGATGCCGGTGTCCGCCGTCCAAGGCCCGTTCGTAGCGTCGACCGCCTTGATCATGCCCCACGGATTCATCAGGTCGCTGAGCATGATGTCGGTCGAGATGTTCGCGACGTCGGCGCGGGTGATCACTTCGCCCGGCTGAGTGCCGGAAGGGACGCGCTGCTTGCTGGATGAATGGCGTGGCATTAGGCGGCCTTCACGAGGTCGACGGCGATGTAGGTGTGCTGACGGCTGCCGGTGTCGGTGATGGTGACCGCGGCGGCGCCGGGCGCATCGATGAGGTACAGGAAGTCGATCTGCCCGTTGCCCGACGCGCCGCCGCCGACGCGTTGCGTGCCGCCGGTGAGTGTGCCGACCGCCGATTGATCGGTGCCCAGACCGAGGACCACCATGTTGCCGGCCGCAGACGTGATGTTGGCGGCGTTGAGCGCGCCGGACGCGCCGGTTGGGGTGGTGTTGCGGATTTGGTAGCTGCCGACGCCCTGGTAGGCGGCGGCGACGCAGTTGTTGCGGTCCTGCCACTGCCCCGACGGAGTCGAGTTGGAGTTGAACGTGCAGACGTGGTTGCCGGCGGTCCCCGCGGTGGCGATGAACACGTGCATCGTGCCGTTGTTGCCGGAGTTCGACGCAATCGACGCGACCTTCGTAAAGGTGGTGTTCGCCAGGTTGGACGTCATGGTCAGCGTGTTGAACCCGGTGGAGGGGTTGATGCCGTTGACGTGGGAGGTGATGCCGTAGGCGATGATGATGTCGCCCACTTGCACGCCGTTGACGGTGGAGGCTGCCGACCACGCGAACTGCGAGCCCGAGCCCGGTCCGTAGGTACCGGCTGCGCGGCGCTGCACCGGGGTCCCGTTGGTGGTCGTGGTGGCTGGGCTTGTCGCTGCGAGCGGGGACTGATTGCCGGCGGCGTCGATGGCGGTCGCGGTGATGGTGTAGCCGGTTTGCACGGTGAGGCCGGTAAACGTGTACTGGCCGGGGGCTTGGGTGGTGATGGAGGCGCCGTTGAGGTACCAGTTGATGCCTGTGACGCCGACGTTGTCGGTCGCCCCGGCCGCGGTCACGGTGATCGTGGAGTCGGTGACTGAGTTGACGGTCAGCGTCGGCGCGGACGGGGCGGCGACGTCGCTGCCGCCGATCGCGAGCAGCAGGCCGATGCGCATCTCGTTGAGACCCCACGCCTCGTCAGGTGCGACGATGACCTTGTTCAGTGGGTCGTTGGGGTCGCGCTTCCACTGGCAGTCGACGACGGCACCCTGCTCCGCGGCGGTGAGACTGACGCCGCCGACGTTTTTGATCACCTCGCAGCTCAACACGGTGCGGGTGTTCTTGTTGTGCGGCACCGTGAATGGTCCCTGAGTGCCGTCACCCAAGTTCATCTCGTACATCTCGAGGCGTGCGTCCTTGACTGATGCCAGGTCGGCGCGGGTGGCGGCGTCGTCGGGGCGCGACGCTGCCACGCCTAGTTGGCGGCGTGCCATCAGCCGATGATCGTGACTCGCACAGCCCCTGCGGCCGGCGCCGTTGCGAACGTGACCGTGGCGGTAGTGGCGCTCGTCGCGAACAGGTCGGCCTCGACGATCTCGTCGTTGGCGATCAGCCGTAGCACGCCTTGGATGTCCTTGGTGCCGAGGTTGTGGGTGACGACGAAGCTGGTGGCCGTCCCGTCGCCAATGGTGGTGGAGTACTTGCGTGCCACAACGGACGTGTCGATGGCGATGTCGTCGGCGTTGACGACGATGCCGGTGCCCTGCCCGACGTTGAAGGTGTTGCCCGACAGGGCTAGGCCGGCGCCGCCGAGGTAGGAGGTGCCGCCGGTGCCGACCTGCCCCCACGACATCGAGGTGGTGCCGATGGTGACTGCGGCGTCGGGGGCGGTAATCGCGAACACTTTGTCGGCGTTGGCGGTACCGGCCTGGACGTAGACGGCGGTGCCGCCGCGCAGCTCGCCGGTGGAGTCGGCATCACTGCGGCGCGTCGGGGCACCGGCGGCGTTGACGACGTAGATGCCGTTCTCCGCGCCGGCGGTCTGATCCTTGAGCAGAATCGAGTCGCCGGTCGCCAGGACAATGCCGTCGATGGTTTGGCCGTTGGCGTAGGCGGTGGCCAGCGCGCCGTTGGCGGTGGTGGCAACGCGGACGGGGTCCTTCCACGCCTTCGCGGCGATGAGGTTGTCCGCGTACTGCTTGGTGACGAGGTCGGTGGCGGACGAGGGGTCGGCGGCGTTGACGGCCCGCTGATTCTGGAGGTCGATGCCGGTGAGGAACTTCTTGGCCATGGTGGTGTGGTCCTTTCGGTTAGGAGATCAGTGCTCTGCCGGCTTGCGGGGTGGCGAAGGTGATGACGACGTTGGTCAGGTTGGAGAGGTCGACGTCGGCTTCGACGACTTCACCGCCGACGACGACGAGCACGCTGGCCGGGTGAACGCCCGGCCCGAACGGGTTGGGGATGGTCCACGTGGCGGCCGGGGTGGTCTGTAGGTGCGTGTAGGTACTTGCCGCCACGGTGTTCGCATTGACCTGTTTGGCAATGGCATTGGCGTCTGCGGGGGTGAAGTAGTCGCCGAACGCCCAGTTGCTCTTGAGTGTGCTCATTACGGTGTCTCGTCGGTGGCCGCGACCAATCCTTGCCATGCTGCGACCTCGTCGTCGGTGCCGTAGTGGCCGCCGTCGTTGATGGTCATCACTGCCCAGCGCAGCGGTTGGCCGTCGGGTACGTCGCGGCGAACTGCGATGCTCTTGGTGGCGGGGTCTTGGCGGACCGCTCCGACGTCGGCGGTGATGACAACGGGTTCTTGGTTGCCCATGGGGGGGTTCATCTATGCCACCTTCGTCACGGAGAAATCGGCCACCACACCATTGGCGTCGCCGGCGAAGTTGTTCGCCCCGATGAAGGTGCCGATGTAGATGCCCGGCTTGATCTTGTCTCCAGGGTTCAGCCTGACGTTGTTGATGGCGCCGGACAGGAGCCGAGCGTTGGACGCCGACGGCATATAACTGCCCGACCGGCGAAACTCGACCATTCCCGAGCCGGTGTCCCGGAACAGGGAGATGCCCCACTCGACGTCGATGTTCAGACCGCTGACCGAGTAGTTTTCTACCTGAATCGCGTAGGTGCCCTTGGTCTTCACCGTGAGGGCTTGGTTCACGGCGTCCCAGACCATGTCCGACGATGCGTACTCGACGGTGTCGTAGAAATTGTTGCTGACGCCGAATGATCCTGGGCCGCGGCTGCCGAGGTTCACACTCGAGGTCGAGGCGCGGAACGCGCGGAACTGGCTCCCAGGAACTGCTGCCGGGGTGTTGTCGGCGATCGACACGATCGCCGCGTCGGGGGGCCTCTGCTGTGGAACACCACCGCCTGGGAACGCGTAGCCGCCCCAGCCCCACCCGTTGTTGACTCCCTCGACCGCAGCCGACAGGTTGGTGTTGTCGTCCCACGTGTGGACGATGCCGCCGTCGGAGCGCAGCAGGGCGAACTTGCGGAGACCGCCCGCGTCGCCCGGCCGCAGGTACCACGACGTTCCGGGGGACAGCTGACCGACGTACTTCGATGTGCCGACCATGGTGTCGGTGGTGGATCCGTTGCGGTAGCCGAACTGTGCGTAGCCGCTGACATCGATCGTGCAGAAGACCTCTTCGGTTTCCGCGGGATTGAGCCGGCATCGGATGCGGATGCGTGGCGGTGTGAGCCCGAAGGACGGCCCGTCGCCGGTGAATCCGCCGATGACCACGCCGACCTTCTGGTAGAGCGTCTGGGTCTTGGCGTCGTCGGGTTTCGTGCGGCGGTGCAGGCTGATCTGGGTTGCGCCGCTGCCGCCGGGTTCGTAGCTGGCGCTGTGGCCGCCGGCGATGGTGTAGCGGCCAGCGGGGCCGCCGGAGACCGTGTTGGTCGTGGCCCAATATCCGTCACCGGCGGGACCGTTGATGTCGGTGGGTGCGTCACGCTCGAAGTCGTCGGTGCTGTAAATGCCGGAGTTGACGTCTCCGTCTTGCTGGGCCTGCAGCTTCGCCACTGCGATCGAGTTGGCCAGCTGGCCTTCTGCCGCCGCCGCGGCGGCCAGGGCGGCGTCGGAGGCGGTGAGGTTGCCGGCCTTGACGTCGGCGGCGGTGTAGGTCTGTCCGGTGAAGGCGTTGACGAACCCGGCCAGCCAGCCCAGCGCATTGCCGATGTCGTTGGTGAGGCCGGTGATGATGGTCTGGGCGAGTTGTCCCGAGACGATCTTCGACGCATCGAACCCGGGGATGTTGAACGGCTGTATCAAGCCCCCGACCAGCTGAGCGATGAGCCCTGTCGGGGAAAGGATGCTGGTGATGAACGTAGCCGCCGCGGCGATCGGGTTGAACGTAGGCGACGCGAAGTTGATGTTGCCCAGGAAGTTCATCAGGTTGTTGATCGGCTGCGTCGACGAGCCGAGCGGTGAGTTGACGACGTCGCCGCCGAACCCGAACAGCGCGAGAAGACTGTTGACCCAGTTGATGATCGCTGTCAGCTGCTCGATGAACGGCGAGATGGCATCGGTGATGAACTCGATGATGTCACCGAACTTGGTGAGGTCGAAGTTGGTGAACAGGTTGATGATTGGGCCGAGCGTCTGCCCCAGTGGGCCGAGGTCACCGGGGCCGATGCCGAGCGCGCCGAACAGTTCATTGAGCGACGGGAAGAGGTTACTGACCCCGTCGAACAAGTCGCCGACCGCGGTGATCAGCGCCTTGACGTCGGAGACGAATTCCTCGTCGATGCCGAAGACACCGAGCCACGCCTCGATGATGCTGTTGATGACGTCCACGAACTGCTGCTGCGGGACGACGTAGCCGAGGAAGAACTTCTGGGCGGCCTCAAACAGGCTGATCGGGAATGGGCCATCGCCGAACCCGAACAGTGCGCCCAGGGCGGGCAGGATGTACTGCAGGTCGCCGAAGTCCAGTGCGCCCTTGGCGAGTTCGCCGCCGCCGAGCAGGACGATGATGTCGGCGACGAACTGCTGGATCTGCTGGATCGGATTTTGGCTCGCCTCATTGGCGGCCTTCAGCGCGTCCTTGACCTGACCGGCGAGGAATTTGATCTGGTAGTCGTGACCCTGCAGCAGCCGGACGAAGTCGTCCTGTCCGGAACTGGTGTCCAGGCCGGGGGTCTCGGCGATCGACGACAGCGCCCGCGTTTCCGATGTGACATAGCCCTGTCCGCCGAAGCCGGGCAGTCCGCTGCTCACAGGTTGACTTCCGCGTCGTCGAACCACACCTGGCCGGCGGACATCTCAGAGCCGACGTGCAGACGCAGCGCGACCCTCGTCGAGCCGGTGGGAGTCAATACGTTCCCCTTCAGTGTCTGCCAGGGCACGGTTCCGCTGAGGTTGGTGACGCTGGCGATCTTGACGGCGGTCGTGGGATTCATGTCCTCGTCGTAGAACTGGGCGACCAGCTGCACACCGTCGTTACTCGTGGCCACGGCACCCGTGCACTTGACCTTCACAGCGAGAGGAAAGATCTGGAATCGGCTCAGTCCGTATGCCTGGGTGAGCAGGTCGTGGTCGGTGCCGTCGGCGGCGATGGTGACCGATCCCAGGCGCGCCACGCCCTGGCTGGCGTCGTGGTCCCAGCCCGGGCCCGTGGGGGTCCAGCCGTCGAGGTTGTAGTCGAAACCGTCGTTGGTGATGATGTTCGTCGACCCGTCGGGATAGAAGATCGGGTCGTAGTTGAATTCGCCGTCGGCCTTGAGCGTGAGAGTGCACGCGTTCTTCGTGTCGTCGACGGAGATCGCGATGATCTTGTGGTCTTGGGCGATGTCACCGACCCACGGCATCGATCCGCGGACGGTGATCGTATCGCCGACGTCGTACATGCCGAACGGGGCGTTCGGGTGGTGCATGTCGACGGTGATGTTCTCCCAGTAGGCCGGGGTCTGGCGGCGGGCGAGCAGGCGGTGCGCCCACGCCGCGGCGCGCTCGTTGGAGTCGACGTTGGCGTCGACCTCGTTCAAGTACCGCCGGAGCCTGGTGGGGTCGGCGTTGGCCAGTTCGAAGCTGTACTCGAAGCCGGGGAAGAAACCGGTCACGCCGATGTCGCTGACCCAGTCGATCTGACTTTCGGTGTGCGGCTTGGCCGATAGGACGTTTTCGTTGAGGATGAACGCCAGATTGGTCTGGATCAGGCCGAGCCGCGGGTAACCCAGTTCGATCTTCTTGATGACGTCGGTGCGGTCGTGGTTCCACTGGCTGCGTTCGGCGTAGTCGAACGGGATGTCCTTGGCCAGGGCATCGATGTAGTCACCGCAGTCCAGCTTGTCGACGGCCCGGACGAAGGTAGCGAAGAAGTTCAAGCTCATCGTGGTGCCGTCGTAGGAGTAGCCGGGCAGCATCTCCACGCCACTGGACTGGGGGAACACCTCGACGCCGAGGTCTCCATTCGGGTACTCCTGCAGGTAACGCCAGATCTCGACGACCGGTTCGTAGGCGTCGTTGGCCACCCAGTTGAGGTCCTCGAGCCACGGCAGGCCCTTGGGGTACCCGGCGAATCCCTTGGCCTTCAGGTGCAGGATTCCGGTCTTCTCGTCGACGTCGGATGGCTGGACGATGCCGGTCGCCCAGATCTTGCGTTTGCCCTGCATCGTCTTCTCGAGGTGGATGTACTGCTTCCACGGCTTGAAGTAGATGCCCTGGGCGGACGGGTCGTTGGGGTTGATGTCGAACTGGATGTCGCAGGCGGCGGACAGGGACCGCTGGACGACGAGGTTGGTCACGCTGAGGTCGCGGCTGACGATCGCGCCGCCGCGGGTCTCCTGCACGATGACGCGGAACCGGTCGTCGGGCAGGTACTCGCCGTTGTCGCCGACAGCGCGCACCAGTCCCCAGCTGAAGTTCCCCGATGCTTGACCGGCCTTCGGGCTGAAGCCCGCCGCGCTTGTGGACCAGGCGAAGGTTCCGGAGGCGGTGGCGCTGCGTGGGCGCAGGCCGGTGGCGGCGCCGGTGTAGGAGTAGCTGGCCGACGCGGTGCCGGGCATCGTTAGGTGGAGGCCCCGTTGAGCGGTAGTGCGGTCAGGGTGTAGTTGCCGTTGGCGTCGGCGGTCAGGTCACCCGACAGCGGGAAGTTGCCGTACCAGGTGCCGCTGCCGCTGGTGTTCGACCACAGCGATACCCAGGTGATGGGGCCGTTGGGGGTGGCACCGGTGAAGTTGACGGGAGCGGCCAGACCGAAGTCGCCGTCACCGGTGACAACGGTCCACGACGGCGCGACCATGGGCGCGTTGCTCTTGTTGGCGGCCCCACCGTCGCCGGGGTTGCCGGTATGCAGTTGGACGCCGCCCAGTGCGGCGCGAATGGCGTTGGCGCCGACGGTCATCGCGGCGTTGCTCAAGGGCATCGTGTGCTCCTAGACGGTGTTGTAGGCGTCGCGCCAGAGCACTCGGCATGCGCTTGCGCTGGTGGTGCCGGTGGCGACCCACGACATGGGTACCGATGTCTCGGCGGGGATGGTCAGCTGATCGAGGTACTTGCTGTTTCCGATCAGGGTGGTTCGCCGGTTGATGCCGTTGGTGTCGACGATGCGGCGTGACCACGGGTAGCTGTTCACCTCGACCGAAACGCCGGCGGCGATGACGGTCTGCAGCTGAATCTGATCGGCGCCGATGATGACCAGCGGGTTGGTCTGCGGACCCGTGAGCAGCACGCGGTACCAGGCTGGGGCGTCGCCGGCGTCGCGGGTGTATCCGACTGGGTTGGCACCGTTGGTCAGGAGCGCTCGGTACTCGGTGTCGGTGTAAGTGAGAGTGTCGATGCGCGCGTACTCGGCGGTGACCTTGTGGAAGTGGCTGCCCGGGCGCTTGCGGGTGTAGGTGAACTTTCGTGGGCGCCCATAGATCCGGCGCACTACCCCGTACCCGTCGCAGTAGACGAGGGGCTTGAGCACACCCCACCGCTTGCGGACGTCGTCGGCCTTCCACTCCCGCTGCAACGCCGTCAGCTGCTTGGAGGACTTGAGCACCAGATCGTTGGGCAGCGCGTCGTAGCCGAACGAGACGGGCGCGTTGTCGAACACGCCCATGGCGAACGTGAGCGGCCCGGCCTGCAGCGTGTCCTGACCCATCCGCGTCTCGTTCGACAACGGGATCTGATAGTCCTGGTTGTTCACGTTGTAGGTCGCGATGGTGACCCCCAGGACGGGGTACTTGGTGTGCTCGCCGAAGATCAGGTCACCGATTTGCCACTGGTAGGGGCGCAGATTCCTCGAACCCGGTTCTGCGACAGTGTCGTTGGCCTGAGGGAAGGTGAACGGCAGCGTGAGGGGGAACGTGTTAGTCATCAGAAGTTAGCCGGGGCCAGAGCGCCGGTGGTGCCGCCGGTGTTGACCATCCACATGCTCTCGTTCATCATCTGGCCCGGCGACTGGCCGGGTCCGGCGAAGATGTTGAGCTGCGTGTTCTGCTGCGGATTGGGGTTCCCCTGCCCGTTGTAGTCGTACCAGGACCGCATCCACGACGGCACCTCGTGAGTGTTCTTGGCCTCCGGGTTGTCGTGGCTGTAGGAGATCAGCTGTCCGGTGTTCTTGTTCAGCAGGAACCCCACGTTGCCCATCAGATCGCTCCCTCCGAGTCCGGTGAGCACGCTCATGAACTTGCCCACGTAGCCCATCGTCAGCTCGTACACCTGCTGTCCGAAGTCGATCGCGGCGTTGACGCCCTGCAGGACGCTGGATATCAGCGAAAGCGCCTGCCCCGCAGCGCTGGTGCCACCGAAATCGGAGCCGCCGGTCATCGATCCGGCGAGCGAAACGATGCTGCCCGCGGCGGCGAGGACGTCGGCGGCGAACGTGATGTACTTCTGCACGTTGTCGACGATCTTGCTGATGTCCTCGGTGTTCCGGACTCCGTAGACCAGGCGGTCGGCGATGTCTTGAGTCGCGGCCAGCGCATCGAGTCCGCTCTGGGCGGCCTTGAACACTCCGCCTATCGCGCCGGCGGCGTTGCTCGCGATGGTCTGCGCCTGCTGCAGCTGATTCGGCCCTTGGGTGAAGCCCTGCTGTTGCGCGATGTTGCTTTGCGTGGATTGCAGCGCGTCGATGGTGTTCTTGTTGCCGACGGCGTCCTGGGCCTTGAGTCCGTCGATGGTCTTGCTGATGTCGGTCAGCGTGCCCATCACCGTGTCGTCGCCGGCCCCGGGAAGCTGGGCGGCGTTGATCTGCTGCGCCAGCGCCGGATTGCCCTGCAGGTAGGACTGGAGCAGCTGATCGTTGACCGAGACGTTCTGCTTGGTGGTGTCGAGCAGTTCGTCGATCGACTTGCCCGACGGCAGAGTTAGGCCGGTGCCCGCACCCGCCGCGGCCCCGACGCCCGGCTGCGCGGACTGCGGTGTCGGTCCGAGCGGGAGCCCCACCGATGCGCCAAGCCCACCGCCTGGTAGCGGCACAGGCGCCGACTGACGGGTGTGTACGTGATTCTCATGGCCCGCCAGCGTGCCTTCGCCGTAGTAGCCCGACGCCGGCTTGCCGCCGGCGATCTCGACGACGTCTCCGGTGTTCGGGTTGCGCCAGATGACCTGCTCGAGAGCACCGGGGATGGTCTTGAGGTAGTCGGCCAACGCCTGCATATTCTCGACCGAGCCCGACCAGTCGATGCCGCGGTTGAGGCCCTGCGGATTGGGCGCGTATCCCGGCTCGTGGCGGTCGGTTTCCTGGTGCTCGGCGTAGGTGCTCGGCAGTACCCCGAACCGATTGGCCAGCTCCATCACCCACGCTGGGAAGGTGTCGGCGTTGCCGGTGCCGTAGCCCCCGGTATCCGTACCCGCGGGCAGTCCGTACGTTCCCGTCGACTGCTGGGTTGACGTCGGCGGCGGGGTCCCCGAGGCCGGCGAAGCGGGCGGTGTGCCCAGAACGGCGTCCCAGCCTGGAGTGGACTTCACGTCTGGCCCGACCTGGCTCAGGATCGAGTCTGCCAGTCCGAGTTGGTTACTGACGGCTCCCCAGTAGTCCGACCCCTTCGCCGCGGATCCGAGCTGCGGGTTCTGCGTCAGCACCGCCGCGAGCTGTGGGTCGTTCGGGTTCTTCTCCAGCTGCTTGGCGTAGGCGTCGTAGAACGCGTTGATCGCGTAGGCGGGATCGTTGACCTGCTCGAGGGTCCCCCACCCTGATGACGGCGACTGCTGATACAGCCCCGACACAAGGCCGGCCGATCCTTGCACGCCGCCGGAGATGGTGGGGTCGAAGCCGCTCTCGGCGGCGGCGACGGCCAGGGCCGTTTGGATCTGGGCTTCGTTCATGTTGCGGGCCTTGCCCGCGGCGATGATGGCCTTCTGGATGTCGGTCTTGCTCGACGACGCGGTGACGTCGAGCGGCACCTGTCCCCCGCCGGTGGGCGCCGCGGCGGCCGACGGGCCGACGACGTCTTGCCAGGACGGTCCCTCGTCGGTAGTGCCGCTGCCTTCGAGTGCCTTGCGCTGCAACTCCTGCTGCTGCTCGGCGGCGATTTCGGCAGGGTCCTTCTTGCGCCACGCCTGCGTCTTCGCGCCAGGCAGCATCCCCAACCCCTCGAACAGGGGTTGCATGACGTTCTGGGTGATCAGGTCGGCACCGCTCTTGGCGACGTCGAGGATGGCGCCGAAGTCCTTGGCCAGACCCTTGAGTCCGCGGTTGTCGGAGAACTCGTGGCGGAGGTAGGCGGTGAGGATGTCGGTGCTTGCGCCAGCGATGTTGTCGGGCAGCAGCGCTGAACCGGTGGTGCTACTGCCCGTGGGCGACGGAGCGCCGCCGGTGGCGTTGGCCAGGGCGCCGCTCGCGGTCTGGGCGGTCTGCGCCGCGGCGGCCTCGATGGATGGCTGGGCCGACGCCATGCCGGCGGCCATGTCGGTGACGATCTTCTGGCCGCGGACGTAGGTGTAGCCGGATCCGGAGAACGGCCCCTGCTTGGCCGGTGACTGCGGGAACCATGAAGACACCTCGTCGACGACCCGCTTGGCGGCGTCGCCGAGGCCCCTCGTCAGGGCGTTGTCGGTGATGCCTTCGATCAGGCTCCGGATCATCGATCGGCCCGCGTTGAGGGCGATGTCGGGGAGGCGATCGAAGAAGTTGGTGATCGCGTCGGTGATCTTCGTCAGCGCGCCGGGGATCTTGCCGACGAAGTCCTGGACTCCCTTGGAGAAGTTGGTGAACCAGTTGACGACACCGGTGCCGCGCTCGATGAACCACGTCATCACCGAGACGAGGTTGCGCACGAAGCCGATCAGTGTGGGGACGTAGGGCAGCAGAGCGATGATGAGGTCGGTGATGGCACCGAAGAACTTGGGCAGCTGCGGGCCGACGCCTTCGACGAGCTGTACGAACACCACTGCGAGAGCGGGGATCTGAGGAAGGAGTGCCACGAACGCATTGGCGAGGTCCTGGAAGATCCGTGGCAGCTGCGGACCGAGTGTGGCCACCAGATTCGCGAACGACTGCGACAGGCCGGTGAGGAACGTGTTGATCGCGGGCCCCATTCCCACGATCTGCGGGGCGAGCGCGGCCATGGTGGCGGCGAACGTGTCGAAGAATGTCTGCCATCCAGGGGCGGTCGCGATGCCGAGCTGCGTGAACGCAGTGGCGATCGACGCGATGCCCTGAACCAACGGACCCAGCATCGGGGTGAATGCTTCGGTGGCTTGGCGCACGGCCGAGAAGAACTCGGCCAGCGCGTTCTGCCCTTCGGCGGACTTCGTCCACTGGTTGAGCTGCTCGGCCAGCTGCTCGAGCCACGCCAGCATGCCGCCCCCGCCGAACTGTTCGGCGACGTTCATGATGGTGTTGAAGGCAGAGGTGACCGAGTACATGATGTTGATCAGGTGGCCGAAACCGTTGACCGCGGTGACAATCCACTGCCGCAGCTCGCCAGACGCGGCGGCCTGGTCGACGAGCTGGGCGAAGAACGTCAGCACATGGCTGATGTGGCCGGCGATCTCCTGGAAGACCGAGGACCCGACGACGGTGAGCTGGGTGAAGATCTCAAGTAGCGGCGCGATCGCGGGCTGCAGGGCGGCCAGGCCGGCGGAGAGGTTGTCGACGAACTGCTGGAAGGCGCCCGTGGCCGCGGGCTGCATCAGCAGTTTGGCGAAGTAGCTCGCCAGCTGGCCGAACACCCCGGCCACCTGCGACATGCCCGCCGTCACCGCAGGCAGCCACGTTTGGATCAGTGGTGCGATGTCGTCTGCGATCTGACGGAAGAACGAGTCCTGGACCGCTCCGCCGGCCAATTTGAACTGGTCGCGGAACCCGGCGATCTGCAGCATCGACTGCGCCGCAGCCGGTCCCATGTTCTTGATGCTCTCGAGGAACGCCTTGGGGTCGTCGGCCATCATGTTGGTCAGCGCGTCGCCGACACCGCGGAACGCCAGCTGCAGGGTGCTCATGGAGAACCCGACACCGGAGATGATCGAGGGCAGGAGTCCGAGGGCGCCGGAGAGGTCTCTGATGGCGTCGGCAACCCCGACGATGCCCTGGATGGATGCTGCGCCGCCCAGCCCGGCCAGGCCGCCGACCGACGGCAATGCCAGGGATAGTCCGGCGATCTTGCCGAACTCCACTTCGAACGCGGCGATGTTCTTGACGAAGCCGCTGACCAGTCCGCTTCCGCTGCTGGCGCTGGACCCCACCTCGTCCATGCCGTTGGCCAGCAGCGTCAAGCCTGCAGACGCTGCCCTGCCCTGCGGGCCGAGGAACGCTACGACCTTGGCGACCGAGCTGATCTTCGATGCCAGCCCACTGGACTGCTGGCCGGCTTCCGCCGTGACAGTCGACAGCCGGTCGAGACCGGAGTTCAGGTTCGGGATGAGCCCGGCGAACAGCGACGCAGCGCGCTGGCCGACGTTCATGCCGTCGGAGAGCGCCTTGTGCGCCGCGCGTTCGGCGTCGATGGCCTGGGCGTGGCGTTTGCGCTTCTCGGTCAGGTCGTCGGTGGCGTCATTGATGTCGTCCAGGGACGCCCTGGTGTCCAGCAGCGTCGCCTTCAGGCGGTTCTCCGCGGAAGTGACGTCGTTGCTTGCTGACTCGACGTCCTTCAGTCGTGCGCTGTACCCCTCGGCCTCGGTTCCGGCGGACTTCATGCCGCGTTCGGTGTCGCGGACGGTGCGCTGCGTCTTGGTTAGCGACTTGTCTGCGGCGGCCGAGGATTGGGTTACCGAGTCGAGGTCGCGGGATGCCTTGTTGGCGCCGCTTCCGTCGTAGTCGATCTCGATCTTGCCGTGGGCGCGACCGAGCGAATAGTCAGGCATCAGTCCAGGACGATCAGATCGTCGTCGGGATCGCCGGCCTCCGCGCCGACGGCGCGGCCATGGGCGGTGATGGTGGCGGAGCTGGGATCGGCGAAGCCGGTTGCGGAGTTCGTCATGTCAGCACCCATCAGCCTTTCCCACTCGCGTGCTCGTTGTGCTCGGGCAATGGCCGGGTTCTTGCTCTGGCTGGCCTCTTCGAGCCGTTGGGCGACGTGGCGTCCGAACGCCCACACACCGCGGTCGAAGTAGTACCGGCCGATCTCCCCTACGGAATCGTCCAGTAGTGCGACGTCACTCGGCTTCTGCCCGAAAGCCTTTGCCCGTTCGTGGATCTCATAGGTCAGCCGTCGATTGCCCGCGTACGCTTTTCAACGCGGCGAGCTGCTCTCCAATGGCAGCATCGAAGATCGTCAGCTTGTCCTCGAGATCGATGTCGTCGACGTTGACCTGTTCGTCGGTGGTGGGCCCCTCCAGGACGACGGTGGGGATGACGACCGCCGCGGCCACCACCCGGTCGACGGGGCCGAAGATCTTGCCGTTGCGCTGCGGGTCGGTCAGCGCCTTAAGCGCCGCGTCCCGCGCCACGTCTTCGTCTCCGCTGTTCACCTCGGCGAGCAGCTCGGGGGTGAAGCCGTCCATGACCTCGATCAGGTTCAGCTTCAGCAGGTAGCTCTTGGAGAGCTTGCGGTACCGCACTCTGTCCCCGCTGGGCAGGTCCAGGTCGTGCTCGCCGGCCTTGGTGAAGCCGTATCCACGACGAGGAGCCGCCGCCGGCGCCGGTGAGGGCGCAGGCGGCGGCTCTGGGACCGTCTCGGGTGCGGCGACGGCGTGGCCCGACATGTCGGGTTCCGGTGCGTACGCGCAGCCGTCGGCGTGCGGGCCCGTGATCGGGGTTCCGCAGCACCATTCGCGGATGGCAGCCGCCGGGACCTGCTGGTGCGGCTGCTTCTCGGTGATGGGTGTGGTCATCGTGGCCTCCTACGGGCTCTGGCCGCTCGTGGCGGCGTGGGATCAGGCGGCGGGCGTGGTGACGCTGACCGGGCTGCTGTACGGGCCGGTGACTCCGCCGAACACGCCTGCGACACGCAGCTTGTAGGCGGTGTTGGCGGTCAGGCCGGTGATGGAGGTCGTGGGGTTCGTCGGTTCCCCGCCCGCGGCCGACGCCACGGCGGTGTACGTCGCGCCGCCGTCGGTGGACCTCTGCACCTTGTAGCTGTCGGCGACCGCGATGTCGTTCCACATCAGGCCCGCCGACGTCGCGGCAACCACGCCGACCGTCAGGTTCGACGGGATGGGCAGCGGGTTGGCCACCGGCGTCATGCCCAGTGTGGTGCGCTGCTGGTTGAACTCGATCTCGTACAGGTAGTCGCCCTCGTCGCCGGGCATCGGGGTGCCCATGAAGTCGATCGAGGGGACCATGAACGTGCCGTACTGCATGTCGGCGGAGATGCTGCCGTTGGCCTTGCAGCGGAAGATCCGGGCGACGTTGTCGCCGCCGCCGTTGGAGATCACCTGACCCTCGGCGCGCCAGTACGGACGCTGATCGCTGCCGCGCTTGCGGACGACTCGCTTGATGTTGGGCTCGATGCCCGATTCGATGAGCTGGCCGCCGGTGATGATGGACCACGCCATCAGGTCCAGGCCGCCGGCCTCGAGCGAGCCGTCGACGGTGGCGCCCTTGCCCTGGATGGCCACGGCGGCCTTGTCGTCGCCGTCGAGGGTGTCGAAGTCCTCGGTCTCGGAGAACGCCAGGGTCCGCGCCAGGGGCAGTCGGACGCTGGTGTTGGACAGGATGGTGCCGTCGGTGTCGACGTAGGGGGTGATCCACACGCGATGCAGACCGTAGGGCTTGGTATCCGGGTTGCCCACTGATGCGACCATTTACGGGGATTCCTTTCGGGAATGACGGGCTCGTCGGCCTCTGACAACGGGGTCTTTGAACTTCAGCGTTTCCAGAAGGACTCCATCTGGAATGGAATATCGGTGCAGTACAACGGAATCGCCGCCAGTGCATCGCTTGTTGCCGCACTTGATTTCGATGCGGTCACCGTCGATGACCTTGAAGTGCAGATCGCCGCTCGGGCATCGGACCTCCGCGGCGTGCTGCACCTGCGCGGTCACGACTCGACGGAATCGACCTTCTCGCCGGCGGCGTTGACCAGTTCGAACCGCTGGCTGTTGGTCAGCAGGTAATCGATCTGGTCGTTGGTGAACTGTGTGGCCGGGATCTGCCAGTTGTTGAACAGGTCCCAGGTGTGGCTGCGCTTGGTCGGCAGGCCCACCTCGCCCCACTGCGCGGAGGTGATTTCGGCCTTCGTGCCCTCGCCGAGTCGGGGTGAACGCTTCTTGTACTCGTCGGCCGCGGCGGCGATCGCGGCGTTGCGCGGTCCGAGGTAGAGGACGTACAGACCCTTGCGGGGGTGCGCTTCGACTTCGGCGGCCGCCTCTGCTTCCGCGCTGGCCTTGTCGTCGTCGGACTTCGCCGGGGTGGCCTGGGCAGCAGCCTGCACATCGGCCTTGACCTTGTCGGCGTCGGCGGTCTTGGTCGGAGGAACCAGTCCGGTGGTCTGAGAAGTGGCGTCTGCCATGATCGTTCCCTTCCTGTCGTTGCGTGGGGTCACGCGTTCACGGTGCTGCTCAGCGCCAGGTAGGACGCGTAGCGGCAGATTGTCTGGTAGCCCTCGTCGGTCAGGTCCCTCGAGCGACCCTCGAAGCCGACGAAGTCGAGTTGCCGACCGTCGCCGCCCACAACCGGGGGTTGGGCGTCGGAGACGCCGGCAAAGAGCTCATCGACGCGGTCGAGGACGGCGTCGATGCGCCCGTAGTCGGTCGACACGGCGACCGGCAGGTGGACGTACAGGTCGAAGTGCTGTTCGGCGTTCGCCTGGATGTCGTCCTCGAAGTCGGTGTGGCGCCAGCAGATCACGGCGAACGCTCCGCGGTCGTTGGGGCGCTGTTCGTAGGAGAACTGGGCTTCGACCACGAACCCCACGCCGCCGAGCGTGGCCAGCTGGGTGTCGGCGCGGAGAAGCTGCAGGACCGCTGCGCGCGCCATCTACATCTTCCGCACGGTGTTCAGGGATCCGCGGAGGCTCTTCATCAGTTGACGGCCCATAAATGCGACAGTCGGCATGATGATCTGGTACTGGCCGTGGTTGCTGATCTCAAGCCAGATGCCGTAGTCGACACCGTGACTGAAGTGGATCGACTTGTGCGGTCCGGCGAGGTTGGTGGCGGTGAACAGCGCTGCGCGGGCCTGGCCAGGTTGACGATCGTCACGATTGCCGGTGTTGTCCGACCACGGCGCGCGTTCCTTCATCCGCGCTTCGCCCTCGGCCGCGGCGAGCGTCATCGTCGAGTCGACGACCTTCTCATAGTCGGGTTTGAGCGAGCGGCAGTTGTCCCGTAGCTTGGCCAGCCCGGTGTTGAGTTCGGTGAGCCGGCCGTACGCCTTAGCCAAAGCCGTGCCCGGTCGTCTTGAGGAACGCGGTCACCGTGGCCTTGATCTGGTACGGCTGGGTGTTGTCGACGGCGTCCACGACGTACTTCGCAGCGTGATCCTCCCAGTGATCACCGACTGCCATGATGGCGTCGTAGGCCCCGATCAGGTCGAATATGAACTTTCGGGTGGTGCCCTGATCGGTCTGGGCGTTCTCGGCCTCGCCGAGCGCCTTCGTCGCGAACTTGGCGAACACCTGCGGCGGCCGAGGCGGGCCTGGCGCGTAATCCTTGCCTCCGCCTGGCTTCTCCACGACCGTGCCAGCGGCTGGTGTCAGCACGATCGGCTGGCCGCGCAGGTCGAGAAGTTCACCTATGGCGGCCCGCGCGTCAGCGGTCATGCCGTCGACGGGTGCGCTCATCAGGAGGTGAGGTGCCCCGGGAGGACGGTGAAGGAACCGAATCGGCACCGCGGGGTGCGCAGTCGCAGCTTGTCCAACTCGGCCGCGGTGAACTGCACCCGGCCTCGCGTGGGATCCGGCGCCCACGCCCGACTGGTGGTGATGTCAGGTGTCGTCGTGCTGTGCTGCGTTGTCGGCCCGCCTGGGTTGCGGTACAGGTCCAGGACCTTCTCCGCGACCAGCACTCTCACGCGGTTTGGGCGGTCCGGGTCTCCCGCAGCGACGGATTCGGCGACGACCTCCTCCATCGGCTTACGCAGCGACGGCACCTGAAACATCAACTCGCTCTCCACGTCCCGGATACGCAGAGCGACCCAGGGCAGCCGGCTCGAAGGGATCGTGCCCTCGAACCGGCCGGTCACGTCGTCAGCCGATGTGAACTTGCCCTGGGTCGGTGCGGTCATTCGATTGGCACACCCGCGTTCGCGACAGCCGCGATGACCTCGTCGCGGTTCGTCGCAGCGGACACGTCGACGTCGTTCGCCTCGGCGTAGGCGCGCCACTTGTCCTCGCCGGACCCACGACCAGCCTTGGGCGGCGGGCCATCCGAACCGCCCTCCGCGTCATCGCCCAGGACGTAGGGGTTGTCGACGTCCACGCCGTCGGGGATCTCGTCACCCGGCTTGACGCACACCGACTTGCCCTTCTTGTCGGTGACGTGGACCGAGTACTCGCTGTGATTGATTGCCATGTGGGATCTCCTTATCGGACCGTGGCGATGAGGATCTTGCGGGGATCCGCGATGACGGGCAGCACCACGCCGTCGACGAACGTCGTCTTGCGGAACGGCGGCTGCTCCTCGCGAACGAGGATGCCGATGATGCCCTGCGCCGACTCGACCTGAACGTGGTTGTCGTTCAGCTCCATCAGCGTGGTGGGCACGCCCCATGCGGTGAAGCCGAGCGTCGACAGATCCGACGGCAGGAACAGCAGCTTGTTCGCGGGGAACGCTGCTGTGGTGGTGCCGTCGACGTCGAAGCTCGACCCGTAGATCGACCCACCGGGCTGACCATCGGTGGGCACCACGAACGGCGGGATGCCGAACCCGGACAGGAACGCGTTGATCTCGGTGATCGACACCCAGGTGGTGCCGGTCTGCGCGCCCTTGATTGCGTTGATCAGCTGCGTGTTCTGCATGAGATCCTGCACGACCTGGTTCGAGGTCATGAACTGGCCCTGCGGAACGCCGGCCGCCGCGGAGTACACGGCGGTCCACGCGAGCAGATCCGTGAGCGGCGTGGACGCGGCACGGTTCGACCACAGCGTGGTCGGGGTGACTCGCTGCGCGAGCGGGATGCCGTAGTCGACCTGCTGCTGCACGCCGTTCTCGTTGATGGTGAGCACACCATCGGTGAGGACGTCGCCCCAGGCCAGCTCGACGCGGTTCTGCGCGTAGCGCGTCAGGTTGGCCAGGTCGTCGTACACGGCGTCGACCAGGATGTTCTGGATGGTGCCGCCGTAGCGGGCGAACTCCTTCTGCCGACGCTCGTACTCACCGACCGACAGCTGCGCGCCCAGCGGCAGCATCCGGACGCGCTTCTCCGAGCCGGCGTCACGCGGCGCCACCCAGAACGAACCGTCCCAGTTGCGGAACTTCGCAGCCCGGTTGGTCCGCGTGATCGTCGCGAAGTCGATCTCGTCGGTGTCGAGATCACGGCGGGGGAACATCTGGGTGAAGCGGTTGTTCGACGGCAGGGGGATCTCCTGCGTGAACACGATCGTGTCTTCGAGCGGCACGGGGCCGTCAAGAAACAGAGCCATGGGTCAAACTCCTCTCAGGCCTCGTAGCGGATGGTGGGAACGTCGGCCTTGCCGGCGGCATCGACCGCGCCCGCTCCGGCCTGGAACGGCAGCTTGGACACCGAGATGATGGCGTCGTTGACGACCGCACCGGTGCCGACCTGCGTTGCGACAGCGCCGTTCTGGTGCACTGCGCGGACGTCGGCGTAGCCATGGCCGTACAGGGTCTCCCGGCCGTCGGACGCGGTGCCGTCGTACGGGCCGACGAGTCCGGTCGCGGTGACCTTGCCCAGGGCGACGCCCGACGGGATGAACCCGTTCGGGAAGTGAGTGCCCTGCGTGAACTTGGAGATGTCGTAGGTCACGTTGAGCTTGACCTTGGGCTCCTGCAGGAGCCACTGCTTGTTGCCGACCTGATAGGTCGTCGTCTGCATCGAGATATCGGTCGACATCGCGAGCTTCCTTTCTACGTGGAAGTGGTGGTCTTGAAGCGCTTGGCAGCTGCGGCCCGTCCGGAGTCACCTGGACGCACGACGGGGCCGGTGCCGCCACTCTGTTGCCCCCAGGCCGGCGCCTGCTGCTGTCCGGCCCGCTGTTGCCCGTTGCCTCCGTCGCCGTCGTGATAGGCCTTGAGCAGACCCATCACCTTCTCCCGGTCGATCTCACCGTCGTCGCCTGCGAACGCCGCGGCATTCCTGCCGAACATCCACGACTCCAGGTCGTCGCCCTTGAGGACTTCGCCCGCGATCGACCGCAGCTGCGCATTGAGCAGCTTCGGCTTCCACTCGGCGTCCGCCGCGGCGCGCGCAGCCTTTTCGGCTTCCCGCACCGCCTTCTGATCAGCCGACAGCCTCTCGCTGTCGAGCTGCTCCAGCCGCTGCCACATCGCGTTGACGTCCTGCGGCGTGAAGCCGTGGAAACCGGCGAGCTTGTTGTCGGCCTGCCGGTTCTGGAACCGGTAGTACGCGGCCTGCTGCTCGACGGTCATGTCCTTGACGGGCGTGTTGTCCGGGAACCCCTTATCGGAGCCACCTGACTGCTGCTGACCGGCGGCCTGTTGCTGACCGGCCGCCGCAGCTCCTCCTTCGCCTCCGGCATCCTCGGATCCGCCCATAACGGGCCAGATCGGGCAACCACGCTTGGTGAAGTCGAGAGCTTGGAGTCCGGTCGTCGGGTGAAACGGCAATATAGACAATGCAACTCCCATATCGGGTGAGGTGAGGTGCCCATAACGGGCCTAACCGCCGATCCGGCGGAAGCCTGTGCATACGAAACAACCCCGGAGACTTAGCTCACGGGGTTGATCGAGGGGTGTGAATCAGGCGGAGCGGCGGTCCAGCAGGCCGGCGAACTTACTGTTGCGAAGGCTGTACAGCATCATGTCGCTGGGCTTGTTGCTGTTGAGCCAAGTGCGGATCGCCTTTGCCTGCCGCTCTTGCGGTGCGTCGGAGAGCTGCAGCTTGTGCAGCAGTGCGGCGACCGTGGTCGGCTTGACGACAGTCCCGGGCGGGAGCGAACTCAGGTTGTCGGAGAACTTATCCACCGTCGCTCACCTCCACTTCGACTATAGGAACACTATAGGTTCTGTCGATGCTGAGGATACGGATGACGATGCCCGGTGTGAAGAGCAGTTCCTGCTGGTAAGCGGTCGACGGGTCTCCCACAGGCGGCACCCACACGGCTCGAGGGCCCGCCTTGGCCCTCACGCGTAGCAGGACCGGATTGCGCCCTGGACGGGTGAACTCGTCCTCCGCTACCCGCCGGTCCGCTGATGTGCCAGTGAACCGATTCTGTGGGAACGCTTGACCAACCGAGGCGTCGAGGTTGTCGGCATCGACACCTGGGAACGCCTTCTCAACATCCCGTATGCCGCGCCAAACGAGGACATCCTCCGCCAGGGGTGTGGCCAACGTGTCGAGCGTATGGGCCACCCGGACCGCGTCATCCGATGCGGCCTTGCCTTCAATGGCGTTCTGGACTTGCTGGTAGAACCGGTCGTCCTTCTCCTGCCAACGGACGACCGATGCGCGCTGTGCCGGCGTCGCGTCGCTGGTCTGCTTGGAGAACAACCTGTTCAGCCGTCCGATGGGGTCGTCGCCGCTGTTGAGACGCCCATTCTGCCGAGGCGGCTCTCCGCCGTCGTCACCACCCCCGCCACCTCCCGCCGCTGCAATCTCGTCAGCCTGTTTCCGCAGCTTGTCGATGAGTTTCCGGTGGTAGGCGATTTTCGGCGAATCCTCCGACTCGCCGCTGGCCTGCAGCTTGGCGAGGCTGTCTTCCATGACCTCCAGCTGTCGGCGGGCTACCTCGGCCTGCGCAGGTTGGTCGGTCTGCAGCGCGGTTCCGCCGACACGGACTTTCGACTTCGTCGTTCGCGGCTTGTACTTCGCCTTCGGCACCAGTACCGGTCCGAGTTCGCCATGCTGGTCGACCTGGTAGCGGGTGCGCTTCAGGTGGGCGGATGAGGTGCCGCCGGCGTCCCGGTACAACTGGCTCAAGTCGACGGCGTTCAAATCGTCGGCCGGGTCGTAATCCTCGGTGACAGCGCAGATGGTGCAGTGGCACTTCTTGTGGATCGGCAACAGCTGGCCCACGTGGTAAATCCGGTCGGAAGCTGCGATGCACATGCCGCAGGTGCCGCCGCGTGACAGCTCTGGGTGCATCACCCGGCGGTAACCGATGACCTTCGATCCGCTGCGCGTCTTACCGTCGTCCAGGTCGACGACCGCCTGCACGAGTACCTGCTGTTGAGCGAGCCGCTGTGCGAGCATCACGTTGTCGTCGACCAAGTCGTCGATTCGCGTGACTGCCAGATCGGTCGCTCGCGCGGCGTTGGCGCCCTCTGACCTGGCGTACCGGAACACGGCGGCCGGCCTCTTGAACACGCCTTCGGTGGTCATGTCGGCCTTGGACACCTTGGCGTTGGCGCCCGGGCCCGCGTAGTCGACCTGGACGTTCCGTTGTCGCAGAACGAGGCGACCCTTCACGATCGCGACCCCAGGCGCACGAACGTCGATCGGGAGCGAAGGCGCTGCGTCGACGACAATGCCGACCGACGACAGTTGCAGCGCCTGTGCGGCAGATGCGACACGGGCCGCGGCGGTCTGCGCCGACTGCATGAGGCCCGCGGCCTGCACTGCGAATGCCTGCACCTGCTTGACGTCGTACGGGTCCACCGAGGCCCACAGCCGACGGATGGCGGACTTGGCCCACGTCGAGACGTTCGCCCCGGTCGTTGCGACCTGCTCGGACATCGTGGCCAGCGTCGCTACCGGGTCGGCGGGTGCGCCCCCGGCCGCGTGAATCGCCGCGGCGGCGGCGACTGCCTGCTCGTAGGTGTACGGGCTAGCTGGCGCTGTCACTGGCTCCGGCCGCCGCACCGACGAGTTCCGGCGTCGTCTGCGACGCCGCCGGCGGCGGGCCGCTCGGCCCGGCCGGCAGCATCAGTGCGTCGGTCGTCAACCGCTGCATGTTGCGCCTGGTCTCGTCAGGCGTCATGCCGTAGATCCGTTCGCAGCGGTCCTCTGTGGACAGCGTCCCGGTTGACTGCGATGCCGCCGACGCCTGCTCGGCCAGCGTATGGAACTCGAGCGGGCCCCAGTGCAGCCGCATCCGCCGACCGCGGTCTTCTGCATTGGCCATCGCGAACACGATGCGCCACAACAGCTTCAGCGGTGGAGTGAAACGTGCACGCCGATCGCGCACCTTCGCGGTCAGAGCCTCCCGCAGCAGGCCCGCACCTTGTGCCGAACCGTTGGCGGCATCTGGTGTGATGAGGTGCAGCGGCGTGAACGTGACGGCCGCGAACTCCTTGACGTCGTCGCGCTTGCCGTTGAGCAGCGGGCTGAAGTCGGTCTGCTGTGACTCCCAGATCTTGAACTCGGCTGGGATCTGCCACATCTCGCCGGGACCGGCCCGAAACACCTTGTTGAGGTCCGCGGGGGCTTTCTGCTGCCCTTCCGGGCTGTCCTCGTCGTCTTCCTCGTCCTCGTCGCCGATCAGACCGCGCTGCCGCAACGCCTGGTACCAGAACCCGATGATCCGCTGCAGCGTGACATCGTTGATTCGGTCCAGCAGGTCGATGTGCGGCTCGTACTCGCCGAGCCCGTTCAGGTTCTCGAACCGCACAATCGGAATGCCGCCCAGCGCGTCCAGCCCGGAGATACGTTCAGGCTGACCCAGAACCGCCCATGAGGTGCCGTTCCACCCGAGCGTCCACTTCCACCCCGGTAGGAACAGATGCGCCGTGTGCAGCTCGAGCATCGCGTCGAACTCGTGCACGACGGCTGCGGCCAGACGAACGGGGTTGTCGAGGTCCGGAATGCCGATGCAGCGCCGAGGGTCGATCGCGTGGATCGACGGAACCGGTGAACCGTTCGACAAGGTCGGCCCACCGGGAACACCCGGCACGACCATGGCGTACGACTCCCCCATCGAGAGACCCTGCGCGAACCAGTCCTTGCTGACGGCGCCGAACCCCGTCTCTTCCATGATGTCGCCGGCCAGGTCGTCGCCGTCGGTGTCCTCGTCCTCCAGAGTCGAGACGTCCTCAACTGCGAGGCGGTCGAGCATCGCCGCGATGCACATCGGCGCATAGTTCGATCGCGACTTGCGGATGATGTCGCGGAACACCTCTTGGTAGTCCGGCTTCAACTGCGGCAGAGGCGGATCGCCGATGTTGTAGGACCACAGCATGTCCAGGTGCTGGTTGCGCGGAGTCGTGTACCGGGACGCTCCGGCGGCGGAACGGGCGCCGGTGCGCGGGTCGATGATCGAGGACGGCCGCTGCATGCGATCGACCCACGGCGGCCGCGTCGGCAGGTGGAACATCGCGTTGATTCGGTTGAACCAGTCTTCGGGCATCAACGCCGACCGAGACAGGATGGGGGCGGGACCGGTCAAATCGTCACACCCCTTCTATCGGATCTGGCGGAACACCCGCTTCTTCGCCTTCGGCACCTTGCCGAGCATGTCCATGCGGGCTTGCCAGGAGAGCACCGCGGCCATGCAGGCGTCCATCTTGCGTTCGGGGTGCAGCTTGGTGAGGATCCACACCTTTCGGCCGGTCTCGTCGTCGGCCGTGAGGTTGGTGTCGCGCCGGCCGGCGTTGCCGATGTGCCGCGATAGGTCATCGGCGTGCTCGTGCTGCGCGCTGAAACCGACACTGCCGGAGGCGATCGCGTCCCCGAATGCCTCGTTGGCCTTGTGGATGCGGCGCTTCTGGTTGGTCCAGAACTCCTCGACGACGTCCGGGTGGTGCGCCGCCCAGTCGCCGACCGTGTAGTTCCAGTACGGCGGGTCGGCGTACAGCTTGAGAACTCGGAAGCGCTTGAACAGTTCCTTGCGCTTCTCGTTGACTTCCAGCTCGTCGACTTCCCAATCGTCGGGGTCGTCGAGCGCCTTCTCCCACAGCCCCTCGAGCTGCTGCAGGCCGGTCTTGACGTCGGTGACGACGAACGCCGTGGCGTCGTGCATCCGCGCGCCGTCGAAACCGATCGTGACGTAGGCGCGCGGCGGGATCACCGCGTCGCGACCGAGTTCGTCGCGCCACTTCGTGATGTCGAACGCTTGGGCGCCCTGCTGCGTCCACCGGTTCGTCCACACCCGCTCGAGGTAGGTCTTGTCGGCCTTCGGACGATCCCACCTCGATGCAATGCTTTCGATGTCGGTGCGCTCCGCGAGCTGCGGCCCGGACGCTTCGATGATGGCCTGGCAGCGTTCCTGGAAGTCGTCCATGTTCCAGCGGTCGGACGCCTGGCGGTGGAAGTAGAACATGGAGGGCCGCTCAACCTCGCCGCGCGCCGTCGCCTCTGCCTCGAAGTGGTCGTCCTCGGCCTGAGACTGCTTGCCCGGCTCGCCGGCGGTGGTCGTCGACATCGACCACGGGTCCTGCGCATACCTCTTGCCGAGGTTCGACTCCATGGTCTGGATCGCCTCTTTGTGGTTGGGCAGCCACAGGCGGTGGGTCTCGTCGTAACCCTGCCACGTCGTGCGCCCGCCGTCGTTGGAGTCCGGCGCCGAAGCGACGGGCTTGCAGGTTCCGTCGGCCTTGCCGTTGTCCCCGATCCGGACGATGCGGTCCAATGTCGCGTCGAAGCGGTCCGCGTCCGGGCACTCCTCGCAGATCACCTTCAGTGCGCCGTAGGCGAGGTCGGACACTTGCTTCTCGGTGTTCGCGAGCAGCGGCATGAACGGGTCCACGACCGGACGGCCTTGCTTGAGAGTGCCGTCCTTGTTAAACCCGTTGAACCGCACCGGTGCTTCGTAGTGCAGCTCGACGAACGCGACGAAGGCCATCTGCTCGGTCTTGGCCGCGCCCTTGCGCACCGACGCAATGCAGCGCTCGAACCGCCGGCGCCCGGCCTTGGGATGACCCATGGGCCATACCTCGTAGGCGCGCCACAGCCAGTACTCCCAGTCCTCGTCGAGGTTGAGCGGCTGGCCCTTCAAGTCGCCGGGCCCGTGCACCGCGCGCTCTTTCAGGAACTGCACTACCTGGGGCCCCAGCGAGGGTAAGGGTTCCTCGAGATCGGGCGGAACGATCAGTTCCACACGGGACTCAGCTCACGACTTGGAAGCGGCGCCTCCGCGGGTCATCGTCGGGCTTGGCCGCTGCGGTCTTCTTCGCCGGCGCAGTCTTGCGGGAGCCGCTCGTCGATGCCGCCGGGTCGGGCGTCTCGATCTCCCAGCCAAGCCTCTTGCGCGCCATCGGGGTCAGTCCGCACTGATCGAAGATGGCGCGTAGCTGCGCGGCGGTCTGGTTCCTCGTCGACGGGCTGGTCTCCGGATCCCAGAACTGCTGCTGCAGCATCAAGGCCAAGAACATCGCGTCGCGATCCGCGTCGGCCCACTGGGTCGCCATTGGAGACGTCCAGGCTCGCTTCCACCATTCCCGCACCTGCGGGTACCAGCGGGTGCCCGTTGGCAGCGTCGGGACGGTTGGACGGTCCTGCGGCTTGAGCACCGTCTTGGACGCCGGCTTGTTACGCCGCGCGACCAGCGACGCTTCTTTCTTGGGCGGACCAGGCATTGCGGGGCTCCTATATCAGGAAAGGCGCTGTCCCATAACGGGTTTCACAGCAGCGAATCAGCCGAAAGCCATAGCGGCACAAGCAGTTTCGCGGGTTCACGCGGGTGGATCGAGGCGCCGGCCGATTTTGTGGGAACCCGTACAGGAGGGATTTCACAGAACAGCACGGCGAGGTAGGCGACCCCCTGGGAGGGGGTGGGTGCCATGGGGGTCAGCGCCGGCGCCTGGAGCGCCCGTTGCCGCGGCCCTGGTCGATCGTGCGGGCCTTGTGCTCGTTGCACGGGTCGCATGCCGCCTGCAAGTTCTCGCGGTCATAGGCGAGGTCTGGGCGCTGCGCAGCGGGTCGATTCTTGTCGACCGTCGTCGCGTACCCGGTGCAGATGCCCTCGTAGGCGATCTGGCACTGGTAGCCGTCGCGCTCGAGGATCTCGGTGCGAAGCTGCTGCCACTCCCACGTTGACGTCGCGCGGCTCGAGGCTGTGCGCGGGCCCTTCCACGCAACGGTGTGGTCAGGGCAGTGGCGAGCGTTGCGGATCAGGTTGATGCAGTTGCCGTTGTCTCCCGAGCACCGCCTTGGCGCGCGTGGCATCAGGGTTGGTAGACGATGGGCCACGTGCCGATCTGCTCTTCGACCTCGTCGGGTGGCATGTCGCCCATGCCGCCGATGTCGATGGCGAACCAGCTGAGGTCGTCTTCGTAGTCGGGTTGCGCGCATTGTGCGCGTACCGCGAGTACGCCTTGGCCTGCTCGGACTGTGCCAATGGGATCGTCAGGTGCCATGCCGTCACGTCCCATCGGATGTGCAACGAGAAACGGACCCTGCCCGAATCTGGGCATGGTCCGTCGACAGGTTCATGTTGCAAGGAATAATGCGAAATGTCAAGCGCTGTTGCTCATCGACTCCGGTACTCCCAGGCTCGAAGCAGGTTCTGGACTTGCTCGCGAACCTCCAAGGCTGCGGCTTTCAGTTCCACTATCAAACGGTGATCAGCGGGAAACGGCTCCAACGGCGATCGGTATTCGGTGGCTTCGTACTGAAGTTCGTCCTCGCAGTCACGGAGGCGCATGACCGCTTGACCCAATTCGGGATCGAAAAAGTATGCGTCGGAAATCAGGCGGGCCGCTTCCCGCCTCGTTTCTTCATGCGATCCACCGATGTTTGCAAACGGTCTGCCAGGCGAGATGGGAATTCCATCTCCGTAAGTGTCGAGCGTGGCGTTGTGAGCAAGCGCCTCCGCATCGGAAGCCATCCGGTTGACTTGGAGCAACATCGTCATTCGAGAGTCGTCTCGTCGCAACGCTAGGGCCGACTTGCGGTCAGCCTCGGCGAGGAGCACATCGACGTCTTTAAGCTTCTCGGCTAGAGCGATCTTCGCCGCTTCAACACGGGCCGTCAATCGCCGCTGTAGGCCCATGTTGATGAGCGCGACGATACCTGCCGCTACACCGCCACTCGTTGCCACCGAGATGCCCACGGTGGCCCAATCCGTCACAGGCAGCTTTCCGCAGGACAACGTTGTCGAGAGCATCCTTGACTTGCAGCCATGCGGCTACGCCTCCGCCGGTCCCATGAGGATGATGGAGACCTCTGCGGTGCCGTCGATCCGAATGTCAGGGCCGTCCCACAATTCGATTACCGTCGGAAAGCTTCCGTCGTCGTCCTTATTGACGCTTACGTTCTTGAGCTGCCGGTATTGAGTCAGGCCGTGACCGCCCACCACATCGAAACCTTCGATCGCGATGAAGACTATGCTTCCAGGACTTTCGGACATGACCTGGCCGAGGTCTAAAAGGGGCACACTTCCGGCCACCAACGTCTTGCGCAGATTGGGCGGTCCTTCATAAGGCGGTGGGTTGTGGGGCATAGATCAAGACATTAAGCCACCCCCCGCGATGGCTGGCGCAGACGGCTCAATCTCGGCACCCGAACCTTCACGCAGCGATCAGCGACCCGGTTGCGCGGGTGGAAAGTCCGGGCCACATCCACCTCCGCGGCCTTCCGGATGGCGGCCAAACGCTGTGCGCAGGAGCTGAGTAGCAGCATGCAGTGGCCGCGATAACGAGGATGGCGATGGTCAGGCCGAGCATCGGGTGGCCTTTCGGTCGGAGTTGTGGTGGGCGATGACTTCTGCAGCGTTGTAGAGGGTGGAGCCGTCGTCGGCGGTGTGGCGGGTGATGTGTCCGCGTGTGGCCCAGGAGCGGATGGTGGAGTCTGCGACGCTGAGGTAGGCAGCCAATTCATTATCGGACATGAGGAGGTCGGACGGAGTGTCGTCGACCTCGAGGACGGTGGCGGCGAAGTCCGCAGCCGTGATGTTGGTGCATTCTGCGGCGAGGCTGAGTTGCCATTCCCGTTTGGCCAGCAGCCATTCGGCCATCTCGCGGCGCGCCTTCTCGTGGTCGAGCTGCTTCTGCAGTTTCTCGCGTTCCATCTCGTCCTCCTTGACCCAGATCAGGCATAGTTGGCGGTATCGCTCGTACGGCCAGTCGAGACCGCAGTTGCCGCAGTTGATTTGGTCGATCTCACGGTTCTTGCCGCCGACTGTGCGGATGGTGCGGTGAGTTCGCACCAGCTCGTAGGTGTTGCAGTGGGGGCATGGCACCGACAACTTGTCGTGCGGAGTCGTCAGGGCCAGCAGTGACCGGGCGCTGCTGCGCAGCTGCACCAGCTTTAACGCCAAGTCGACGCCGTCCATCGACTGAATGCCCGTGCCCGAGTGCGTCACGCCGTGGTCGTCGACGTAGTACCGCTCCCCCGGATAGGCAGTCTCCGAGGCTGAGAGCCACACGCTCACGTTGTCAGTCGGTGTGGCGAGGAGGTCGTCGACGTGGGTTGAGAGCAGTCGGGTGCACGCGAGGACGACCCGGAACTGCTCGGCGTCGGTGTTGTTGTGCGGGTGCGGATCGTCGGTGTTGAGCACTTCGGAAATGGGTGCGGCGGCGGCGACCATCCACTCGACGATGGCGGCCTTGAGTGCGTCGACGTCGGTGTTGAGGTTGATCGGCGCCGACCGGGAGCGTTTGACTTTCTGGCCGCCGGCGCGGCGAGATTGGTCGCCGATTGCGCCATGGAGGAGCATCCAGATTTCGGGCATGTCTGTGATGGCGTATTCGACTGCGCCACGGCAGGCGTCGCACAGAGTGTCAGGGCCATCGGTGAGGGCCGCCTGGCGGCCACCCTCGGTGACTTCGGCGCGGCGGCAGCCCTGGCCGGCAATGCAGCGGTGCACGGGGCGCTCGTCGTCGGTCATTCGCTGCCTCCGGTGTCGGGGTTGTGCGGTAGCCGGTTCGGACACGGCATCTTGCGTTGCACGCCGTTGTCGTGAATGCAGTACTCCTGCGGGTTGGCGCCGCAGTTCGGGCAGGAGCGGTCGATGGCGCCGGTGTCAGCGTAGGCGGCGACTACGGGCCCGCGGCTGCGGTGGTGCCGGCCGGGGCCGCGGGCGTACTGGCGGTCGTCGTCGTTCATGCGGACCTCTTCATCGCCCGGCGTTCCCGCTCGGAGTGGCCGCCCCAGATGCCGAACCGCTCATCGTGGTCCAGGGCGTACCGCAGGCATTCCTCCCGGGCCGAGCACAGGCCGCAGATGCGTTTCGCGTCGGCCGTCGACCCGCCCTTCTCGGGGAAGAACGCCTCCGGGTCGGTTTGGGCGCACAGAGCGTCGTCCACCCACGGCTCGTCAGGCACCTGGATGAGACCCGTGGGGTTGGGGCGGTTCCCCGCCTGCGGTCGGCCGTGGACGCTGGGGGCGGTCTCGTCGCTCACCGCTTCGTCCCCCGGATGCCAACGACCCTCCGGATGACGTCAGTCCGACGCCGGATCGGCAACAGACACGTCTCGCACTGAGCGAGTTGCCTGGTCTTCGCCGCGAAGACGAGGGTGCCGTCAATGCTGGCCGAGAATCGCTGCCAGCACTCGCTGCACAGGTACAGCGAGGCGTTGCCGTCCTCGTACTTGCGGCAGTCGTCGCAGACGTCGTGGATGATCGCCCACACCTCGGCTGGCTGTCCGCAACCGCTCGGTCCGTGGTCGCGGTAATCACCACACTCGCAGGGGATCTCCAACTCGACCTTCGTCGCGGCCGCCGCGGTTGGTGCCGTCATTACGTCACCCATGAGCGGCCACCTCGAGGTGCGGGTCGCACTTGGCGACCTGGTCGTCGCCGATCTCGTAGACGTTCGTGCCGTGGCAGCGGGGGCAGTTCGCGGCCCGCTCCCGTTGACGGCGGCGCTGGTCGAGTTCGTCAGCTGCCAGGGCGTCGCGGTGTTCCTCGTCCCACAGCCGGCGTCGCATGCACGCCCGGCAGTTGGTGTCCGAATCGGTTTCATGTGCGGAGCATTCGGGGCGTGCGCGCACACCAACTGAACCAACAACGGAAGGTGAGACTAGGACTGGAACTAGTACTGAACTGTCCCCGTCCGGACGGGGTTGAGACGGGGTACCGGGTCGAGACGGGGTTGAGACGGGGTCTGGAGGGGGTTCTGACGGGGTTGAGAGGGGGTCGATTTCGTCGGCCAGATCGCTCGCATCCTTGCGCCGCAACCGCCGGAGTTCCTGCGCCAGCTCGTGGCGGATCTTCTCCGACCCGACCAGTCGAGCGTTCTTCGGCACCGACTTCCACGAGTTCTGGTTCTTCACGCTCACTACGCGCACGTAGGAGCGGACGAACACCTCGTCGGTGTCGTAGTCCACGAACAGGAATCTGCCGGCTTCGAGCGCGGCGAAGTCAGCCTTCAGCTGCTCCACGGTCAGGTCGTCGCATGCCTTCGCCAGCAGATCGAGGTGCAGTGTGAGCACGCCGGCGGTATCGAGGTCCTTCTGCGACAGCACCTGGCAGAAAGTGCACTGCGCGAGACGTGGCAGCTTCTGAAACTCCTTGTCTTTCCGCCAGAGTCCTTCGTTGATGAGAGCCGCGGCATTCGCCATCAGGCGTGCACCTCCTCGAGTGTCGTGCGTGTCCACGTACGGCCCGTTCCTGGGCTCGACACGTGCCGGATGGCGAGCACCTGGTGTGGGCGGACCACACCCGCGTGCACGCGGTCAGGTCGGGCGTCGGTGACGCCGGCGCTGTAGCCGGATACGTAGACCGCGTACCAGTCGTGGGCGGGGTCACCGCCCGGGCCGACCGTCAGGCCCGGCGTTGGAACCCAGCCGCCGCAGTCGCAGCCAGGGTCCGAGCAGACCGCGCCGCGCGGGCCGTGGGTGACCACCTCGCGGGTCGCGTAGCGCTCCAGGCGGCCAGCCACCATCGGGCACGCCTGCGACGCGTACACGGCGCACTCAGGGTGCAGCGGCGGCTCGTCAAACTGCAACGCCGCCACCTGGCGGGGACCGCCGAAGAACACAATCGGGCGTGTCACCGAGTTGCCGCACACCTGGCACAGCCCCTCGAGAAAGCAGCGTTGCGCCTTGCTCTCATGCTGCGATCGGAAATCGACACGGCCATCAGCGAGTTCGACGTTGGCCCAAGGTTTGACGACGCCGCCGATCGTGGGGCGGTGCTCGCACGTCGCCGGGATCGGTGGTCGGACGATGTCAGTCATTGGCCACCTCCAACAGGACGTCGGCGTGGCACGGCTGGTCGAGTCGGCACCAGCACGCCAGGTCGCGGCCAGCCAGGTCAGCTCGGATCTGCGATGCGAAGCCGCCCCACTCGATCCACGCCCGGAACAGTGCGACCGCGATCGCGGGTGTCATCTCGACGGACTGCCACACCCACCAGTCGCCGCGGTCGCGTGCCTGCTTGTCGTACGGGTTCGGGGTCTCGATGCGCACGCCGCGTCCCACGACGAACGGGTTGCCCCAATCGGTCCCCCGAGTGACCACGACGACACCAGCGGGCTTGCGGTAGCCGCGGTGGCGGCGGAGCTGGATGCGCTCAGGCATGAGGACCTCGAGCCTGCTTGCGGCCCGCGTCGACGAGCGCCTGATCGCGGTCAGTGTGGGTTGCGGCGCACCCGCGCACCCACTTCGGTCCCTGTCGCGTCCAGCGGCACCGCCGGCCGGGGTAGTCGGCCAGCGCGATCTTCAGGCCGCAGTAGGTGCAGACGCCGCCCTCGAGGAGTTGGCGTGCCAGCGCTTCGGTCGCCTGCACCGGACCCGGGTGGTCCTGCGCTGTGATGCGCGCACCGTGGTACTGGGCGTGCGCATACCAGCCGGCCTTCTCCACGGGCACGTCGTCGTGCAGGTATCCGACCTCGAACTGCTTGGCGCCGGTGCGCTCGATGAGGTCGCAGGCGGCGGCGAACGCGTCCTGATCCCAGTTGGGTGGTGCGGTCACGATGCAACCTCCTGGGATTGGGCTTCGAGTAGTGCGGCGGCCAAGCGTTTGATGTGCTCGGGCTTCGCTGCGGGGGTCGCGGTTCCGTTGTTGTGGTCCGGTTCGATGAGGCGGTCGGACTCCATGGCCTTGATGTTCAGCGTGTCGAGGATGACCGGGTCGGATCCGTCGGTGCCGACGCAGAAGTAGGCCAGCACGCCGTGCTTCTGTCCGGGGCGACCGAGGCGGCCGATGGCCTGGCGGTGCACGCCGGGCGACCAGTCGAGTTCGCCGAAGACGATGGTCGAGCAGACGTCCTGAAGGCCGTCGAGTCCCGCGCCGGAGCGGAGCGACATGATCAGGACCCGAGCGTCACCGTCGACGAACCGTTCGTACGCATTGGCCTTCGCCACAGGCGATTCCGACCCCGTGTACAGGACCGGGTTGAAGGTCTTGAGGCGTTCCATCCAGATGTCGTAGACGGCGCGGTGCCATCCGAACAGGACAACCTTCTGCTCGCTTTCGAGGAGCAGCCGCACGAACTCTGCGACGAACGGTGCCTTCGAGATGCCGGTGGCCTGACGGAGTCGCCAGTCCAGTTCGCCGGCGGACTGCCACCGCTGCGACCGGGTCGAGTCCTCGGCAAGGATGAGCCGGGCCATCTCGATCGCGTTGCCCGACAACTCGTCGAACGTCTTGCGGTCCGAGGGGACGACCTGCTCGATAGTCTCGATCGCCGGAAGGCTGATGCCGACGTCCTCGCGGGTGCGGCGCAGGAACAGGCCGTGCGAGGTGAGGAGGGCGCGCAGGGCCTCCGGGTCCTTGAGACGGACCTTGCCGTTGCCGTCCTGGTAGAAGCCGCTGGTCGACCATTCGCGGAGGAACTCGTCGCGGGCGCCGAGGCAGCCCGGGCGGATGACGTTCATGACGGAGAACATCTCGCCGCCGAAGTTGTACACCGGTGTGGCCGACAGGCCGGTCACGTAATCGGCTGACGCGGCGACGTGCTGGGCGGCCTCGTACTTCAGCGACTCAGTGCGGCGCAGCTCCTGGATTTCGTCGAAGACGACGGTGCGCACCTTGCCCGCCAACACCGGGGCCCAGGCCCACAGCTTCGCGTAGTTGACGAGGATCAGGTCCCAGGCCAGGTCGCCGTTGGGGTCGCACAGCTTCGGCAGCTCGTCGACCACCTTGGTGGTCTTCACTACGACCGCCGACAGGTCGGGGTAGAACTTGCCGAGTTCGCGGCGCCACTGCCGTCCCAGCCCCGTGAGAGTCACCGCGAGGGCGGGGCGGGCGTCGGGGTCCTCGAGCAGCGCCAGCGAGGTGAGGGTCTTGCCGAGGCCGAGTTCGTCGACGATGAGAGTTGCGCCCGTCGCGCGCACCAGATCGGTGGCGACACGCTGATAGTCGCGCAGCGGCAGCTTCGAGGTCAGCCACCCCGGTCCGGGCAGCATCGTGGCGGTTCCGGCAATGACGTCGGACACCAGGTCCTCGCGTGCCCGGTCAGCGTCGGCACGCTTCTGCAAGAGTGCGCGGTCGGCGTCGGTCATCGCGAAGTCCCAGCGGGACAGCACCCACTCCAGCTCGCGGCCGTTCGCTTCGGTGTCCGAGATGGTCAGGGCGACTGCCTTGGCAATTCGCACGCCCGGGATGAGGCGCTTCAGTCGGATCATCACGTCCGGGGCGGCCTCGATCGACCACACCGACGCTGGCGGCCCGATGTGCTTGATGGTGCCCACCACGCGGCTCACAGCGTCGTCCCCACGTGGACGGCGAGGACCGGCTTGCCGTGGATGATCGGGGGCATCGCGGCGGCCAACGTCCGGCGCCCCGACGCCAGAAGTACTGCATCGACCTTGTCGTGGGCGGCGTACCGGCCGAGCTGACGCAGCACCGCGTTGCGCGACCCCTTCACCTTCACCTCGACTGCGACCGCGGTATCGCCGATCGTGACCATGAAGTCCGGTCGGTCCTGCGGCGACAGCGGCGCCTCACGCTGCAGCAGCGCGAACACACCCGGGCGGCGCGGCTGCAGCACATCCCAGATCGCGTCCTGCAACTCCACTTCCGTGGACCACCGGTAATCGAAGCCAGAGAGGTACGCGGCGAGGCGCTCAGCGTTGGCCTCGGCGTTGTCGAACGGGGCGGGCATCAAACGCGCTCCCAGTTGCCTTGCGCCTGCATCACACGACCTCCTGCGGCTTGCGGAACCCGGTGCGGGCGCGGTCGGCGAGGATGCGCGAGGCGATGGCCGCACGGGCATCGACGGGCCAGTCACGGCGTTGTTCGGCGAGCTTCACTCCGAAGCCGTGAACCCGGTCGCCCTTCCAGCCACCGGAGTGGTCGTATCGGTTCGGGATGCCTTGCGGCGCCTTGACAGCGACGTGCCACGCCAGGCGGCGACGCTTCAGCTTGGGTCGGCCGTGTGACTGTCGCTGCAGGGTTGCGATGACCGGGTAGGTGCCTTCGGGCAGTTCGATGTCGAGCTGCGCCGTGTCGATGTCCTCGTACCAGTAGCGCGCGGGGCCGAAGAGCACGTCGAGCGGGTTGGCGTGGAAGCTGTGCTCCCGCCACCGTCCAAACTCGCCGCGGCGCCAGGTGCTGGGATGCGTCCACAACCGCCAGTGGATGCGGCCCGAGAACAGGCTGATTGAGAGGTCGCGGCCTTCCCAGTCGTGATACTGCTCGTTGCAGCGGCTGAGCCAGTTGCGGGTCAAGTTGTGTGCGAGCGCGCGGCCGGCGCCGAGACCCCAGTAGAAGCCGCTGCCGAGGACAGTGAGGTGGCCATCCCAGGGTGTTTCGGACGACCTCGTGCCGACGTGGAACCGGGCCGAGAACTCGGGCTGCGGCTTGCCGAGCACAACCTGCACGTGCGCGTCGGCAATCTGCGTCTCGTCGTCGCGGTATGCGGTGACGAACCCTCGCCAGTTGATGAGCCGCGAGTCACGACCGTTCTTGGTTTCGTCAATTGCGAAGCGGTGCAGACGCATCAGACGCTCTCCCTCATAGGTGGCTGCTGGTGGATGGCATGGCAGTCGGTGCACCGCGTGCGGCCAGCCGAGTGCGGACGCTGCTGGCAGTCGACACACAGCCCCTGGCGGTAGGCGCTGTTGCCTTCGACGCTGGTCTGGACGGTCATGTGGCACCGAACCCGAGGTCGGCTTGGATGCGGCGCACGGTGCGCTCCGGGATGCCGAGGGCCACGGCGATCTCCGAGACAGGCTTGCCTTGCATCTCGGCGACCGCGTCGGCCTGCTCAGGGGTGCCCGCGTAGTGAGGGATGGCATCGGGGACAGTGCGCGGCCGCGAGTGGTCGCCCGCGATCTCGTCGAGCACCGGGGCGTTGAGGTTGCTGCGGCGGATCCCGCTCAACTCCGTGCGCCCGCCAGCTCGCGACTTCGCCTGCGCGGTGGACGTGACCGTCACTCGGGCAGGCTTGGGCAGCGTGCCCTTCCAGTCGTTCGGCCACGCCAGTCGGCGGCCGGCGGTCCCGTTGTAGACGTTGACGATCGCGACGGCCGACAGCTTCGCCAGGGAGCCAGGGATGCCGCTGTCGCGCATCGTGGTGGCCTGCACACGGACGCGCTTCGGAGACTGCTCACCGAGTGCGTCGATGAGCCGCTGCGCGTCCAGGCGGTCGGCCAACGTGGCGAGTGTCATCGCGACGCCGTGGATTAGTGGCGCCTCGAACGCCGAACGCTGTGTCGTGCCCCACGCCGCGGTGATGATGCGCAGCGTCGAGGCGAGCAAGTCGAGTCCGCCGGCGCAGTTCGCGATCTTCTCCAACGTCCCGATGCACGACACCGTGCCGTCGGTGCCCGCAGCTTCAGACACCCGCAAGCCGAGGGACTCAACAGTGCGCTCCACAGCTAGGACCAGTTCGTCGCCCGCCGCGCGGCGAGCCTTCCAGTGGTCCCAGGTGCCGGTCTGCTTGCGCTGCCGGTTGAGCTTGTCGAACAGTGCGGCTTCATCGGAGACGGTGAGGCCGGTGTGCACGTTCGCGACCAGCGGCGGCGGCACCTGCAGGTATCGGGCTGCGGCCCACCGGTGCTGCCCGTCGATGACGGCGTAGCGGGGTGCCGCATCCTCACCGCGGTCGGATACCTCGAGGATGCCGGCCAGGCGGCGATCCCACTCGGCGGACATCCTCCGGGCCCGGGCCACGTCGAGGATGCGTTGGTAGGTCGGGTCGGCGAAGATCTCGTCGACCCGCAGGCCGGTGACGTAGACGTCGGCGAGATCGGTCATGCGGCGGCCGCCCGCGCTGAGTCGTACCGGTGGATGCCCCACACGATGGCGTGCAGCGAGACCAGGAAGTGGAAGTCCCACTCCCCCAGATCCCACTCCCAGGAGTCGGTGAACTCGAATGTCCCGTTCCAGCGCTTGGGGATGCGCTGCGGGACGAAGTCACGGGCCGGGCCGGCGGGCTCGATCGGATTGGCCGCGACGTATCGAAAGTCGCGCAGCGCTGCCCGGACGCAGTCTTCGGAGGGCAGCACGTCCCAGCTGAGGATCTGGTCTCGGATCGCGCCCCACAGTTGTGCGGACTGCCCAGCGAAGTTCGCGCGCCGGTCCCAGAACTCTTCGAATACCAGCTGCTTGGCGCGCTGCGGCGAGTACACCTTGGAGCGAACGGGGCCGCGGAGCTTCTCGGCCCAGTAGTAGGCGTTGACCTCGCCCACCGGCCCACGAAAGAACTCGAACATGTCGGGAACACGGGCGAAGTGGAAGTCCTCGAGGTCGCCGGTGATCACGAGGTGCCCGGGCCAGGTGACGAGGTCGAACCGCCAGATCCCCGTGCCGGGCTTCGCGAAGCGGATGTGCCGGTACAGGCCGTCGTCGCGGAGCACCGTCATCTGGTGCTCCCGCGTGGACACCTCGAGCATCTTCAGTGCGTCAATCACGCCGCAACCTCCAGGTATTCGATGCCGCCGTCGTCGGCGAGTAGTGCGGGTTGGCCGCGGTAGATCACGCGGCGGTTGGACGGGTCGGTGCCCTGCGGAACGAGCCACCCGAGCAGCTCGGCCACGGTGCGGTACGACTCGATGAGCCGATGGCACCCCGAGCAGAGCCCGAGCCCGTTCGACGCCACGTTGGTGTCGTCGCGGCGGCTGCCACCCATGCCGCGCGGCCGGCGGTGGTGGCGCTCCTGGACGCGGTGCTCGCCGCACACCTCGCACCACCCCATCGACCGTTCGTCGATCACCGCGGTGACAAGTGGCGGGAATCCCGCGCTCACCCGAGGCCCCAATCGTCGAGACCCCAGCCGACGGACTTCTTGGCGCAGTCCGGGCACTCGGTCGGTGTCGGTTCCTTTGCGTAGCAATCCATCCAGTGACCGCAGTCGGCCATGAACTTGATCAGCGACCCCCGGTCGCGCGGCTCAGACGAGGACATTGGTCCGAGCCGGGTAGCAGGACATGCAGGGAATGGCGACAGCGTCCGCCCACTCGGCGCGCGCCTCGTACGTTGGTTCGGGGTCGTCGCCGGACCACACCGCCAAGACCTGGATCGGCGCCGCCTTGAGCCAGCCGCGGCCGGCGCACACTGGGCACATCAGGCAGACCTGCCGATCACGTCGTAGGTTCCGCTCGGGGCTTCACCTGACTCGGCCGCTGCGCGCAGCAGCGATCGCGTTGCGCGTTCGATGACGTCGCGAAGCTGGGCGTCGGTGCCATCTTCGATCGCCCACTCGAACGCGGCAATGGCCTCGGCGACGTGCATCCTCAACGTCATCCGCGGCGGTGCAACGCTTCCCACCTGTCGGAGCTGAACGTTTCTCACGGCGCCATCCGTCCGTGATCGAAGGTCGTGTAGGGCACGTCGTCGCCGTCCGACCCGAGTGAGGGCTGATCGCGGAGTACGGCATGGCCCAGCCCCCAGATCAGTGCGGCCACCGCGGCGACAATCCCCGCGGCGCTCATCAGGGTGACGTTCAGTAGTGCGGCACCGAAGGTGGCGAGGAGAGCGCCCGACCAGATGACCAGCTCCAGCATCCCGAATACGAACCGCCGCAACGGACTCAGACCGCTCATGCGATGGCTCCCGCAATGTCAGGTGGGGTCCATCCCTCGGGTTTGAGCACCTTGCCGTCGGCCCGGAAGATCGGCAGTCCCTCGCCGATGACTTTCTCGAGGTTGGACCGGACGACCTCGGCCGCGGCGGCCTTCGCCCTGTCCTCACCGAGGTACGTGATGAGGGTTCCCCATGCGATGACGATGACGTCTAGGAGTCCGTCGACGACCTCGACCAGGTCGTCGCGCCGTTCGGCATTGACATACTCGGAGTACTCCTCGGCGAGAAGGTCCATGCGGAGCGCACCGAGCTTACGGGCTTCCTGCTGCCCCTCGGGTGTGTCGCTGAACGTCGCATCCATCGGCTGCTTCGCGAGTCGCATGAACTCGGTGGTGCCGTCGAGAAGTCCAAGTTCGAACGACGTGACCGATGCCGGTCCGACACCGAACACTGCATCGGCTTTCTCGGTCGGCCAATACCGCTGGCCGACCCCGCGGTGGTCCCCATGTCGTGGTGCGCTCATCAGAACGTCACCGACCAATTCGCGATGTCGGCGCCCATCACCGCTCCGGCAATGACCGCGCCGAGCGCCATCAGGGCGAGTCGGGCGCGAAGCACGTGAGGCCTCATCGCCGTGCCGCCCCACCGAGAAGAGCGGCCAGGCCGGCCAACACCAGAACGATTGCCAGCGGCAGCCAGATCGGCGCGAAGACCCACCACCACGACCAGTCGATGTAATGGGTCAGCTTCAGCACGAGGAAGATCAGAAATAGAATCGTGCCGATCCCGAGTCCGTTGCCGCTCCTACTTACACTGGTACTGCTCACGTCAGGTGCTCCTTGCTGTTCCTGTTGTGGGTGAGGCCGTCGCCCGGGCATGGGCGGCGGCCCGCTTACTTGGTGTGCTGCGGGAAGAACTGGGCCGCCACAGCGGCGTTGCTGCTGAGCCGGTGGTTGAACCCGGCGTCCGTCAGTCGCTCGGCGACCCGCTCGTTGGCGGCGGCGCATTCCGACACCGCTCTCGACGTCGCCGCGGTCGTCAGTTCGTAGACGATCGCGAGAGCCGACAGCTCGGCGACGTGACGCGCATGCTCACCAGCGGTCAGGTTCTCCAGACCGCACAATCGGTCGCAGCGCCAGAGCTTTTCGCCGTCATCGCTGTAGTGCTCATGTCGGCCATGGGCACCGATGTGCTCGGCCGCGACGGCGACGAGGTCGTCGACGTGCAACAGACCGACGAAGTTGGGTGACCCGGCGGGCAGGGGGGAAGGACCCGCCGGGTCGTCCTCCGCGGCGGGGGGTCCCGCGGAAGTTAGGTGCCCGGCGGAGGGCGCCGCGGACTCGGTGCGCGCGCTCACCTCCGCCGGGCGGTAGCCCGCAGTCGCGCTGGCTGCGGGTGTCTGAAATGCACGCCACGTCTCGGGATCGTCGAACGGGTCGCGGGCCACGTCTCGGCGGGGAATAAGTGCGTCCCACGTCGCTCCAACCCTCGCCAGGGCCACGCGGGCGATCCGGATGGCTACGTCGTGTGCACTCAACGAAACTCACCACGGTCCGCCTCGATGCACACCAGCTCGTCACGGACACCGGACTGCATACGCTGCTCAGCGCGTGCGGCGCGGAACCCGAGTCGCACACCGATCACCAACGCCACTGCAATGAGGGCGAGGAACACGATCACGTCGCTCATGCCGACAACCTCCGGCGGGAAGTACGGGTCATGCCGCCGATCTGCGGCACGTTGGGGATCTCGACCTGCTTCGGATGTAGGCGGTCAATCGCCTCGTCGAGGTCGGCTTGCGTTGCCCGCCAACGACGCCCGGCCTTGTAGCCCGGAAGCGCTGGTTGAGCCTGGCCACGAAGCCGTTTCGTCAGCCACTGGATCTTGAAGGGCTCGACAGATGCTGCCGTGCCGTCGGGGCCGGGGCCCAGCAGTGCCGCGGCGTACTCTTCAACCGAGAACGTTCGTGGTGACGTCATGACGACACCACCAGGGAGAGTTCGGCGTGACCACCGAGCAGTCGGCGCAGTTCAGCCAGACCCTTCGGCGTAATGAGGATCGTGGGATCGCCTGTCCGGTACTCGCCGGATGGCTTGTGGAAGTACTCGCCGCCCGGCCGGTGCTTTAGCCGGCCGCAGTCGACCTGGTCCTGGTATGCCTTCCAGCAGTTGTGCCGGCCGCGGAAGATCCAGTCCTGGTCGTGCATGAACTCGAAGAGGCGGTTGCGGCCAATTTCGATGTTCGGGTCGCGGGAAAGAATCTTCGCCGCGTCAGCCACCTCATAGTCGGCGCCGATCTCGTAGAGGCGGTCCCACGCGACCGCGGAGGGCTCGAGTTCGGCGGCGCGGGACTCGGCAGCGTCAGCGCGTTCCTCCGCCTCGACGACCCACTGCGCCAGCTCCTTCTTCGATGGCAATGCAGTGGCTGGGTGGGCCGGGTAGTGAGAGTACGAGCCAGTCCTTCGGATCGAAGGCAGAACATCCGAAGTCACCCACCGGCGGAACTTCCGCGCTTCCGGCTTGTCCGACCGGATCACGATCTCGTACAAACCGGACTCGTCGGTAATCGTGACCGCCCGCATCTGGCCGCCGGACCTGATGTCCGCCTGGCGGATACCAGCCCCCGAGTCAGCGAGGCGGGCAGTCACGTTCCCGACATTGCGAATGTCGAGAGCGCGGCAGACATCGGCCAGTACGAACCACGGATCGTCCGCGATGAGTAGCGCGCGCACGATGTGCTCGTCGAACGCGAACTCCATCGGCCCCTCTGGACGCGCGGTCCGCTCAAGGGCGCCGAAGTATCCGGACGCTTGGCCGGGGTCTGGGATGCCATTCATGCCGGCACCTGCTGGCGTCCGCGGCGCGGCGTATGGGGCGGCTGCACCTGGGGTCGCAATGGGCCGTGCCAAACATTCAACGGGTCGATGCCGAGCGCTTTCGCCCAAGCGATGAGGACGCGATCGCTGGCCTTCTTGTTGCCGTTCTCGATGTTGGAGAGGCCGGCGCCGCTCATCTCAACGCCGTGCTCGCTCATTCGCTCTGTGACCTGCACCTGGCTTAGACCGAGCAGCAGGCGCACATCTTTCATCCGAATCATCGGTCCTAGCGGTTCAATCGCTGGCATGACGACAACTATAGACAACTATCGCTAGATCGCAAGGGAAACAGCGATTGCTTCGGCGCTGAACTGCAGAACGACAAGCATGTAACTATCGGTGATAGCGCTGAGCTGGCGCTTAGACTGGTCAAGAGTTGACACAACTTGTCGAAACTTGACTGGACTTGTCCCGATTAGCGATGGGAGCGTCTGCCATATGGCAGAAGATGCAGCAGCCCGCTTGGGCCGTCTGGTTCGCGCACGCAGGAAGGCGTTGAAGCTGACGCAAGCCGACATACAAGCGTCCGGGGGACCTTCGACGGCAACGCTCCGCCTGATCGAGAACGGCAAACACACCGACTTCCGTACGAGCACAAGCCAGCCGCTCGAGCGCGCTCTCCTATGGCAGCCAGGAAGCATTGCCTCAATCCTGAGAGGGGGCGAACCCGGTGTGATTCCCGAGGGTGACGGCGTACCGCCTTGGCTGCAAGAACAAATGACCCGCATGCCGGTGCTCCCAAGGAATGCACCCAACGCACCTGTGCTGAGCGAGATCATGAAAGCGCTCGGTGAGAACCCCGGCGCCCCCCGCGTCTCGCTGCCTCTATCAAGCGCCGACCGTAAAACGCTCACCAACCTGAGGAACAAGCTGTTTCACAGCTTCGGAACGGCTGGCAGTCAGCTCACTGAGGACGAGACTGCGGTCTTGACTCGGTTCATTGAGGACGACGAACTCCGTACGTTGCATGTCCGGATCGACTGGCTGCCGCGGGCAGAACAGCTTGAAGTGAGCTCATTCGTCAACGAGTTGCAGCTGCGACTGGAACAGCGATGGGTGGCGGATGGCTATTCAAATGAGAGCGAGCAGCTCCCGGAGTACGCCAAGCCCAACCCATTGCCCGTTGAAGGCGTCGCACCAAATCCCGCCGACTTCCCCTCTGAGGTGCCAAGGTACGTTGCCCAGCCTCACCGCGGTGACCCCTCGAACGAGCGTGTGCACCACCTGGCGAGGCCGATCGAGCACAGCGATGCTAGGGGCCCGGTACCGACACCGAACGGCGCTCCGCCTGACCGGGGCCTCGCCGCAGCGGCCCGCACCGCTCCCCCGGGCTACATCCTGGGGCAGGCTGAGCAGGGTGATCCCGGCGGAGAAGAGAACCAGGACGAGGGCGGGGCGTCGGAGAGCGACGCGTGACATACCGGGTTCAAGCGCGCCTGGAACGGGTATCGAGCATTGAAACCGCTGGTGAGGCGGATGTCACGTTACCCCTGACAATACCGATTGGACTCGCTATCGTGGGTGTGGTGAAGTTATGACTTCACCGGACGGACGGAAGCCCATCGAAGGAGGGCCAAGCCACCGAAAGATGGTCGTCGCGGTGACTACGGACGGAGTGTGTGAGGTTGAGCAGTTCTTGGCTGCGCTGCCGGCGCGCGCGAAAGCCCAGTTCAAGTCAAGGTTTGAGCACTACTGCGCCGTGGGATACCTCCGCAACCCGGATCAGATGCGCAAGCTTCAGTGTGATGAGGACAAACCACCCGTCCATGAGATGAAGATTCCGGACGGCCCAGGCTACCGATTGTTCGGAATCGTCGAGGACAACTTGTTCGTTGCAACACATGGAGCCAAGAAGCCGAAAGAGTCGACACTGAAGAAGCACGCTAAGCGAGCGCGCGACGCATACCGCAAGGGTCGAGAGACATCAGAAGGAAGGGACCGGCCATGAGTGACTGGTTTGATGTCACACCAGAAAGCGAACAAATGCTCTCGGAGGAGCGTTTGATCCTGGCTTGCACGGAACTGGTTTACAAGGCGATGGACGAAGCAGGCGTCGAAACAAAACAAGAACTGGCTGACCTCCTGCACGTGTCGAAGAATGAAGTCGGACAGCGCCTCTCCGGTAAACGGAACCTGACCATCAAGACACTCGCAGCGATGCTGCACGTTCTAGGCAAGGAAGCCGCCGTCACGTTGCGCCCAATTCGCAGCGCCATCGAGGAAGACGTTCGGACCATCAGCATTCAGCAGCCCCTGCGTGTGGCAAAACGACGTGCGTACAGCACCGCGCGCATGAACATCGCCGAGGCAGTGACGGAGTCAAAGCCTCTTGTTGGCGCCGCATAGATGACCGAGACGATCAAGTCAGCCGACGGTCTCGCGGCCGCGTCACGTGTTTTGGCTTGTATCGGTGAGTTGCGGCTCGTACGGGTGGCGCGCGCGCAGTGCGAAGGATTCCGTCCGTATGTAGAAGAAGAACCGACCCAACTCCTCACCAACATTCACATCTCGTTCCAGCTCGATCGTGAAAACCGTTATCTCGGAACGATGGTGAAGTACGAAGTGTCGGCGGCCAACGTCAAGTCGGATGACAGCGACGACGCCGATGGTGGAGAACCAGACCGACTATGGGCAATTGACCTCGAGATCTGCGCTGATTGGGAACTGCTTGAGGGCGCTGAACCGACTGTCGAGGATGTGCAGTGCTTCGCGATCGGCCAGGGCCTGATGACTTGTCACCCCTACGGTCGAGAGACCGTGCAGTCGCTATCCATGAGAATGGGCTACCCTCCGGCAGCGATGGACCTCATCCGCAATCCCTGGATGGGCGGCGAGGTGGAGATCACGCCAATGGCGGACAATCAGCAATCGATACCGGAAGCTACCGAATAACAAAGGTGTAGTTGCAGGTCAGGGCCGATCTTGTCGGTCCGCTTCCGTAGCGTCCGTCGTCATGGGGGACACCCGTTGGCATCCGTGGCGGATGCTCCGCGATCACTACGTCGAGGTCGACGTCACCTGCCGGCACCGGCTGCCTGACCGTGTCATGGGGCTGCAGCTCGGTCGGCGCATCTGGCTCGCCCGCGGGCTGACTCAGGCGGAGCGTCGATGCACTCTCACGCACGAGTTGGTGCATCGTGAGCGCGGGCCCGTACCTCACGACCCGGCGGCGGCGGCGCGGGAAGAGCGTCAGGTCGACGAGATCGCCGCGCGGCGGCTGATCACCACCGAGGCGCTGGTCGACGGACTCCGGTGGACCCGCCAGCTCGACGACCTGGCCGAGCACCTCTGGGTGGACCGGCCGACCCTGAACGTCCGCATGGCGACGCTTGACCCGCTCGAGGTCGCCGAACTCGAACATCACCTGGAGGATCAGTGGCTCTGGATACCTTAAACGAACATGACCGACGCATTCTCGACCTCGAGGCGCAACGTTGGGACACGGCCGGCGGCAAGGAGCAGGCCATCCGCGACCGGCTCGGCATGTCGCCCGTCCGGTTCTACCAGCGACTCAATCAGCTACTCGATACGGAACAAGCGCTCGCTGTCGATCCGTTGATGGTGAACCGACTGCGAAGGATTCGCGCATCGCGCGCTGAGAGGCACCGCCTCGTCGCTACGATTCGATGATGAGGTGGACGGGGTGAGCGCACCGGGTTGGTACCCAGATCCGCAATCGCCCGACCGGCGGCGCTACTGGGACGGAACCCGTTGGCAGTCACACGCGTTCGCGCCCCCACAGCGTCGGAGCAACACGTTCTGGATCCTCGTCGCCACCGGAGCGTCTATCCTCTTCGGCGTAGGTGCATGGGGGGTGATGCTGGCGATGAACGCCGCCGACAGGCCCGCTGATCTACCCGAACCGACCATCACGAACACCACGGTGGTGACGCCGTCCGAGCGGGCGACGTCGGCACCGCCGCCGACCGCCACACAGACGGTTGGGCCCACGTTGCCCTACACGCCACTTCCAACGGTCCCGGTACTCCCGACCGTCCCCAGTCGCTGACGTAGCAGCGACCAAGGCTGGGCCGTCAGTTCTCGCGCGTCTCGGGGAACCGTTCGTGAATGCGGCTGATGTGCCCGTGAACTTCAGACGATTCTCGTCGCAGATCGCGTTCGTGACGGCCTGCCGCCGACCGCGGTGCACGTTGCCGCTCGAACTCCTCGATCAACTTCGTGAGGTGAATGATGTGCGCTTGCAACGTAGTCAGGAGGCGGTACGCCTGCGCCAGGTTCGAGTCGTCGTTGCTCACTCCGCACATCATCCCACCCTGCAACCTCACTGATGCGCAGACCGACTAGTGAAACATCGCGTCGATCGCGTCGGCGATGCCCAGCCCCGACCCGCGCCAGGTGGCCGACCACCACCGTATCTGCCCTCGCTGTTTGATCCGCTGATTGCGGACCGCCTTCCAGGGATGGCGCAACCCGCAATGGTAGGCATCGCCTCGTCGCTGAGCTTTGCCTTCAAGACGGACGCGGTGAGCCCGGCTACTTCGTCATTTCGATGGCGATGATCACGAAGCGGTCCGGCTCGTCGGGGCTGATCTTGTCTATGTTGCGATAGACGAGGTCGATACCGTAGTCCGGTATCTGGTGCCTTGAATAGGCGCGCCCGCCTGCTTCCGCGGAGGCAACGAAAGACGGGTCTGCGACGCTTCCAATGTCCGACAACGCTTTGGTCACCGCGAGATACGGCCGAACATCCAGCTGTCGAAACTGCTCATACGCTTGGGCAGTAAGGTAGACCCGCGAGGACGGGCCTTGGTCTGAGGCCCGGAAGGCATGATACTGCTCCGACCCTAAGGGTCTCGACCTCACCACGGTGGTAGGAGGATCCGGCTCGTCGCGAACCGTGTCGAGAATGTCTCGCAGTACCGAGGGCGTATCTATCGCCCGATACGCATCGTCCTCGGGCATCGAGCGGAGCGCCGTGTCGTCCGAGTCTGCATCCGCCTCCTGAGGCCCGTCGTCCCAGAAGGACACCCCGTCGCCCCCAAACGACGCATAGGTATCGATATCTGGCGGCCCGTCTTCAGCCGTCCGCGCAGGAGGTTCGATTGCGGACGGCAAGTTCATAGGTGCGGGAACGATCTGCCCCCGCTGCGCCTGGTACTCGCCGATCGGTATTTCGGCGCCGTCCTTACTGATTTTGAGTACACCCTGGATGCGTCGCGCGAAGGCGGCCGTGGCTGCGAGGATCGAACCTGCCACGATGAGGCCAGCAGTGATCAGCTCCTCCTGGTCGCCGAAGTAGCCGAAAATGGCTGCGGCTAAGAGTAATACCGACAAAGCACCTAAGAAAACCTCGGCAACGGGCAGGGCCTTGTTTGATCGTTCCCCCATGGCTGGAGCCTATCCAGTGTTCATTCAGCACACCATCGAAACCGCGTTCAACAGCTGATCCGATGGTGACGCGGCGGGGATTGGCGCACGACATCGACCTTCAGCCCAGCATGGCGTCGATCGCGTCGGCGTTGCCCAGCCCAGACGCGCGGTCCAGGTGACCGTAGACCGACACCGTGGTGGTGATCGATTCATGACCGAGGTGCTGCTGAACCGCGGGCAGCGGACGCCCGGACTGGATGAGCCATGACGCGCACGTGTGGCGGAGGTCGTGCACGCGCGGCCTCTTCCGCAGCCCGCTGGCGTTCGCGCGCGCGACCGCCGGCGTCCAGACATTCGGGTTGAACGAGTGGATGCGCACCGGGCCGTCGTCACCGCGCACCACCCCGTCGGAGAAGCGGCCCTTCCCGCGGCCGGAGTTGGTGAACACCCACTCCCCCGTGAGGTCGAGCTTCTCGAGGATGCGGCGCGGCACGTTGATGGTGCGCACCGACATCTTGGTCTTCGGCACGCCCAGGACGTAGCCTCCGGTCTCGCCTTCCTTCCACGCCTTTGAGATCCGGACGGTGCCCGCCGACAGGTCTACGGCGCGCGGCTGCAGCGCGGTGGCCTCCGACCAGCGGGCGCCTGACGCGACGAGGAACTCGACCAGTGGCCGCCAGTACTCCCCGACCGCGGCGAGCAGGGTCCGGAACTCCTCGCGCTCGAGGAAAACCATCTCCTCGCGGTCCCAGCGCGGAAGTCGGTTGCCATCGCACGGGTTGGCCTTGATCTTGCCGTCGCGCACCGCGGCGTTAAGAGCGCCGGCGAGGAAGCCGTGCTTGTTGGCGATCGTCTTGCCCGACGGTGGCCCGCCGTCGCGGCTGGTGAGGCCGTTGACCCAGCGGGCGACGTCGTCCCGGGACAGCGCAGTCAGGGGGATGTCGGCGATCGGCCCGAGGTCGTTGCGTACGTAGGAGCGGTAGCGCTTGCGTGTGCCGGCCTCGACGCCGGTGAGGTGGTCGATGTGCCTGGTGAGGAACTGCGCGACGGTCAGCGACTGGCGAGGCGCCTGGACGATGCGCATGATGTCGCGCGCCTTCTCGCCGCCGAACTGCTCGATCAGGTTCTTGCAATGGTCCGCGTCGGCGCGCTCATTCCAGGAGATGCACTCCTGGCGTCCCTTGCGGCCGCCCTCGCGCCAATAGACCGAGAAGTACGGGGTGCCGTCGGTGCGGTACCGGGTCCGGACGTACGCCATCAGCGCCGGCGCTGCCAAGGCGTGTGCAGGTTGTCGCCCGGCGGCGCGGGAGAGCGGGAAACCGGCCACTCGGTGCTGTCTTCGCCCTCGTTCACGGAACCCATTCGAGCAGCATAAACCGACATGCGCTGTCCGCGCCGTGCTGTCGCGCTATGCTCCGAGCGTGTCTCGCAGGTCAAACGGTGTTTCTTCGGTGGAGCTAAGGGGATTCGAACCCCTGACCCCCACACTGCCAGTGTGGTGCGCTACCAACTGCGCCATAGCCCCTCGAGTCGTGCCAGTCGAAGTTACACCACTGGTAACCCGCGGTTCAAAAGCACTGGTCAGGGCACCTCTCCACCGGCGTCCGGACCGAGTGGCCGGGCAGGGGTGTGCTCCGGACAGGGCTGCGGGCGGGATTCAGGGGCGAATATCCAGAAGATCGCCGCCGACAGCAGGATGGCACCGCTGATCGTGAACGCCGTGCCATAGGACAGGTGCTCGGCGATCTGGCCCACCGCCAACGAGCCCAGGATGGCCCCGAAGTCCGACATCATCTGGAACGTCGCGACGGCCGTTCCGCCGCGCGCCTTGCTGCCGACGATGTCGGCCACCGCAGCCTGCTGCGGCGAGATGAAGATGCCCGTCGCCGCGCCCGTGATGAACGCCGCGACCAGGAACACCGGCAGCGACGTCGTGAAGCCGACCAGCACGGTCATCGCCGCGGCCACCGGCAGCCCGACGAGCAGCGGGATCCGTCGGCCCACGCGATCCGACAGGTACCCGCTGAAGATCACCACCGACACGTTGCCGACCGCGAACGTCGCCAACGCCAGGCCCGCGACTCCCGTGCCCCGGTCCAGCACCTCCACGACGAACAGCGGGACCAGCGCGACGCGCAGCCCGAACGCCGACCACCCCGTCGCGAAGTTCGACGCCAGGGCGGCCCGGTAGGCGCTGTTGCGCAGCGCCTCGCGCACGCTCAGCGCCCGCTCGGTCTGCTCGTCGGGCGTCGCGAGCGATGACTTGCGCAGCACCACCAGCACGACGCCCGCCGCGATCAGCAGCGCGCAGCCGTAGATGACGAACGGCATCGACAGTCCGAGCCCCGCGGTGAGGCTGCCCAGTACGGGACCGCCCACCGACCCGACCAGGAACGCCGACGTGAACATGCCCGCCACCCGGCCACGCGCGTTGGTCGGCGAAATCCGGATCATCAGCCCCAGCGACGACACTGTGAACATGGCCGAGCCCAGTCCGCCGAGGGACCGGAACACCAGCAGCTGCCAGTAGGTCTGCGCGAACGCGCACGCACCGGTGGACAGCGCGACGATCAGCAGGCCCGAGACGTAGACCCGCCGCTCCCCCCACCGCTGCACCAGCATGCCGGCGGGCGGCGCGCCCACCAGTCGCATCAACGCGAAGGCGGTGATGACGAACGTCGCCGCGCTGATGCTGACGCCGAAGTTGCGGGCGTACTGCGGCAGCACCGGCGCCACGACGCCGTACCCGAGCGCGACGACCGCGTTGCAGAAGATCAGGACCCAGACCTCGCTGGGCAGCCTGTCCTTGGGGGCCGACTCGCTCGTCGCCCTGCCCTTGCCGTCCGTTGCAGCCGGACAGTCGGCTTCGGCGTCGGAACTCACGCCATGACTGTATTCACCCGATCACGGAGCTGACGACGGACCGGGCTGCCTCCTGCACCTGCGCCAGGTGCTCGGGCCCGAGGAAGGACTCGGCGTAGATCTTGTAGACGTCCTCGGTGCCCGACGGGCGTGCCGCGAACCACGCGTTCTCGGTGGTCACTTTGAGCCCGCCCAGCGGAGCACCATTGCCTGGGGCCGCGGTCAACTTCGCGGTGATCGGCTCCCCTGCCAGTTCGGTCGCCTCGACCTGCTCGGCCGACAACTTGGCGAGCCGTGCCTTCTGCTCGCGGTTGGCCGGCGCGTCGACGCGTGCGTAGGTCGGTGCGCCGTACTTCTCGGCGAGCTCGGCGTAGCGCTGCGACGGCGTCGACCCCGTCTTGGCGAGGATCTCCGACGCCAGCAGGGCCAGGATGATGCCGTCCTTGTCCGTGGTCCACACCGACCCGTCGGTGCGCAGGAACGATGCGCCAGCACTCTCCTCGCCGCCGAACCCGATGGACCCGCCGATCAACCCGTCGACGAACCACTTGAACCCGACCGGCACCTCGACGAGCTTGCGGCCAAGCCCCGCGACCACCCGGTCGATGATCGAGCTGCTCACCGCGGTCTTGCCGACGGCCGTGGAGCCGGGCCAGCCCGGCCGGTTGCCGTACAGGTAGTCGATGGCGACGGCGAGGTAGTGGTTCGGGTTCATCAGCCCGCCGTCGGGCGTGACGATGCCGTGCCGGTCGGAGTCGGCGTCGTTGCCGGTGGCGATCTGGTAGTCGCCGATCTTCCCGATCAACGACGCCATGGCATTCGGTGAACTGCAATCCATCCGGATCTTGCCGTCGGTGTCGAGCGTCATGAACCGCCACGTCGCGTCGACGAGCGGGTTGACGACGGTGAGGTCCAACCCATGCGTCTCGGCGATGGCCGCCCAGTAGTCGACACTGGCCCCGCCCAGCGGATCGGCACCGATCCGCACCCCCTCGGCGCGGATCGCGTGCAGGTCGACGACGTTCGGCAGATCCTCCACGTAGGCGTTCATGTAGTCGTGCCGTTCGGCGGTGTTGAGTGCGCGCGACAGCGGGATGCGCTTCACGTCGGCCAGACCGCCGCGTAGGATTTCGTTGGCGCGCTTGGCAATCGCGCTCGTCGCGTCGGTGTCGGCCGGACCTCCGTTGGGCGGGTTGTACTTGAACCCGCCATCCCGAGGCGGGTTGTGCGACGGCGTCACCACGATCCCGTCGGCCAGATCGCTGTCCCGGCCGCGGTTGAACGTCAGGATCGCGTGGCTGACCGCGGGGGTGGGCGTGTAGCGGTCGGCGGCGTCGATCATGGCCACCACGTCGTTGGCGGCCAGTACCTCGAGTGCGGACGCCCACGCCGGCTCCGACAGCGCATGGGTGTCGCGCCCGATGAACAACGGGCCAGTGGTGCCCTGGGCGGCGCGGTACTCCGCGATGGCTTGCGTGGTCGCCAAGATGTGGGCCTCGTTGAACGCCGCATCGAGGCTGGAGCCCCGGTGCCCCGAAGTGCCGAACGTCACCTGCTGCGCGACGTCGTCGGGGTCGGGCGCCACCGTGTAGTAGGCGGTGACCACGTGGGCCACGTCGATGAGATCGTCTGCTTGCGCTGGTTGCCCCGCGCGGGGATTGGCCGCCATGGTGACGATTCTGCTCTCCCCGACCGCCGCGCACCCGCCCGTCCACGAGAATTCAGCTTCCCGTGGCTCCTATGCTTCCCACG